GTGGCGCGCCGCCCCGCCCCGCCCAAATTCCTCGAGCAGCAGCTCGCGACGCTCGTCGACCAGGTGCCGACCGCGGCCGGTTGGATCTACGAGATCAAGTACGACGGCTATCGCACGCTGGTCGCCGCCAGCGGGAAAACGGTGACGTGCTACAGCCGCAACGGGCTGGACTGGACGCATCGCTATGGCGCGGCGCCGGCGGCGATCGCCGCCCTGAACCTGCGTGGCGCGCTGATCGATGGCGAGATGGCCGTGTACGACAAGGAGGGCCGGACCAGCTTTGAAGCCCTGCATGAAGCTCTGAAGCGCGGCGGCGCCGGCATCGCGTTCTGCGCCTTCGATCTGCTGGCGCTGAACGGCGAGGATCTGCGATCTCTGCCGCTGGTCGAACGAAAGAAGCGACTCGAGTCGATCCTGAGGGGCGCCAGCGCGTCGGTGATCTACAGCGCCCACGTCGATCGCGACGGCGACAAGCTGCTCGCGTCGCTATGCCGCCGGCGGTTCGAGGGGAAGTATATACTTGACAACGGACCATCGCAATCCCTAGGCTTTACCGGGGGTTGAGGGAGCCCCTTGGGGAGGGGCGATGCCTGATATCGCGCTCAAGATAGATGACTTTGTTCTAGACCACGACAATCCGCGCATCCCGCCTGCCACAGGTCAACAAGATGCACTTCAGAAGGTTATCAGAGATCAGAAGGCCAAGCTGGTGGCTCTCGCGGAGAGCATCACCGACCACGGCCTCAATCCAATGGACCGCCTGCTAGTCCTAAGGTTGAATCAGACGCCGGTGAAATTCATCTCCCTTGAGGGGAATCGGCGAATAGCGGTGCTCAAGATACTGACCAATCCCGCTGTGATGAGCGGGTTGGATATGCCGGGCACAACGAAGCGTGCCTTTGAGCGACTGGCGAAGAAGTTCAAGAAGGGCAGTGTCGAGCCGATTTCCTGCTTTGAAGTGGCTGTCCGGAAAGATGCCGACTACTGGCTCGACCTTCGTCACAACATCGGCCACGACGGTGCCGGGATTGAGGATTGGAAGACGCTCGCCAAGCGTCGCGCTGAGGGCGGGACGCCGATTGTGCTACAAGCGCTGGACTTGGTGACAGAGCGTTCCGGCCTTAGCTCGGCCGAGCGGAACGCAATCACGGAAACGTTCCCCACTTCGACCCTTGAGCGGTTTCTCGAGAACCGCGCCGCACGACGGGAGCTTGGCCTTGACGTCAAGGCCGGCAATCTCGTGACGAAATTGCCGGCCGACGAAGTCGCGAAGTCCCTAAAGAAAGTCGTGCTCGATCTCGCGACGAAGCAAGCGCGCGTCAACCGCCTGATGAAGACCGAGGATATGCTGCAATATCTTCGGACCGACCTTGGCGGGGCATATCTCCCCGACATGTCTAAGGCGCGCGGCAAGGAACGCCCGCTCGCGCAGATCCCCGTCTCTGAATTCACAAAGGTTCAGACCAAGCGGGTGCGCCGGCAGCCCGATCCGAGCGACAGAAAGAAAGTCGTCCCCCGCACCTGCAGGCTGAACGTCACTCAGAATCGGATCGCGGACATCTACAAGGAACTTCGAGAGTTGGAACTAGACGATGCACCGAACGCTATAGCGGTCCTTCTGCGCGTGTTCCTTGAACTGTCGGTCGACTATTTCCTTGTGAAGAGCGGAGGACAGCTGGACTTCACCCCGCCGGGGGCGAGCCGCCCGAAGTGGAAAACACTGGACGAGAAGCTGGCCGAGGTAGTGGCCGTGGTGGTAAACGTTGGCGTGTCGCAAGCGAAGTTCAAGGCGATCACTCGCGCCGTGACCTCAAGGAACAGCCCAATGCACGCCGACCTACTTCACCGATACGTCCATGATCAATACCAAACGCCGGTGCCGCGCGATCTGATGGCAGCATGGGACCATGCTCAGCCGCTTTTCGAGTGCATCTGGCCGTGAAGGACGCGAGCGAAGGGGAGCCCAGAAGGCTCGTCCACTTCACGCCGCTGAGGTATCCAGGGGGCAAGGGCAAGCTAGCGGCGTACGTCAAGCGGATCATCCGGGACAACGGATTGGATGACGGCGAGTACATCGAGCCCTATGCGGGCGGGGCGGCCATCGCGCTTGAGTTGCTGTTCCAAGAGTACGTATCGCAAATCCGAATCAACGACGTTAGCCACCACGTCTATTCGTTCTGGAAAAGCGTTCTCAACGACACTGACGAGTTGTGCAGGAGAGTGAAGAACACCCGCCTGACTGTTGCCGCATGGGACAGGCAGAAGAAGGTCTTCATGAATCCTAAGGATCATGACCACGTCAGCGTTGGTTTCGCGACGTTCTTTCTAAACCGCACCAATCGGTCCGGCATCCTGAACGGCGGCGTTATCGGCGGGCGTGACCAGTCGGGGCCATGGAAGATTGATGCTCGCTACAACGCTGACGAATTGATCTTTAGGATCGAGTCGATCGCTCGAATGAAGGGACGTATAAAGCTTACCCACAGTGACGCCATCGCCTTCCTGAAATTCGGGCTCCCGAAGTGGCCCAAAAAATCGCTCGTTTACCTTGACCCGCCATACTTTGAGCAGGGACGCCAACTCTACTACGATTACTACAAGGCCAAGGATCACGCGGACATAGCGGCGTTCATCGCATCGAAGATGACGGACCGTCGCTGGCTTGTTTCCTACGACAACGCCCCGGAGATCAGGAAACTCTATGCCGGCTTCCGCAGTCTCGCCTACAATGTGGGGTATACGGCCCGAGATCGGTACAGCGGCAAGGAGGTTATGTTTTTCTCGCCCGGCCTGACAATCCCGAGCCTTGTGGGACCAGTCGAGCAAATCGGCAAAGTAAGGATGGCAGCCTGATGACTCCCAAAAAGCCCGACCTAGACGACGCTACGGTCCGCGTCATGAAGAGAGTACTCGCGATGCCGCCGAAGCCACATGGCGAAATGAAGGCGCCGGTGAAGACGACGCCTGCGAAGCGCGCGGCGAAGGCAAAGAGGCGGAGGTAGATTCGCGCGAGACGTGACCTGCCCTGCGCTTTTCTGGGGGGGGCGAGAATGGAGATCGTTTGGATTGCAGGTGCAGCAATTGCTGCGATTTGGTTGATTGCCCGATGGAGACGGGGCAGGAAGACAGTCCGTGCGTTTTCCGCAATGGATGGTATCGAACCTTGGTTCCAGGAAAACGGCTTGGACTTTCAGACAGCGACCTTTGGTTCCTATGAAGACCAAGCACTCATGAGCGCGGGCGGAACTATGATCGTGGTGGGGACGGTCAATCGCACGGGCGCTCAAAGGGTGGGGTTTCTTGTAGAAATAACCTATGGCCGAATTCTAGAGGCGACGTTTTTTGAGCCAGATGGCATTGCCACTTGGCACCGCACCGATGCTCGGGAGGCAAAGATGCTTGGAGTGCCGCTACTTGAAGTCATGCAAAAACGGGAGCGCGAGCACCGGGAGCGATATCCTCGAGCGTAGATGAAGGACGAGCAAACCCAATGCCTAAAGTTACGTGCCCGGTCTGCGAACACTCTGAGGCAGAAGACGTCACAGACGGCGGCTATGACGGGAAGCAGATTCGCTGCCCGCACTGCGGGCGCTATGACGTAGCGGGGTCCGCGCTGGCCATGCTGGGAGATCGGACGCGCGAACATCGCGAGGCGGCGCTCGCCAAGGCCAAGGCGTTCAGCCGCGGGCCGGTCCCAATGATCGACACTAGGTGCTTCTAGGACGACGGACGTAGTCCACCCTACAAACCACGCCGCTTCCGCCAAGCCGCGTACCGCTTCAAAAACTGTCCGCGAGTCGTGATCTCAGTTAACAGGTCGATACGTGAGGCGCTTGCCTTCGATACCCTTGGTTATAAGCGTCGCACGTTCCCCGTCCTTCACCTTGCGGGTGTTCCACTTGAAGTCCCATTCCGCGAGATAGCGCGCGAGGTGGGCTTCGCTGATCGAATGATGGGTGCCGTAGACGGCGCGCTTCATCAGCGCAAACCGGCTCTCTGCCGTATTGGTGTGAGCGTCGCCGCGCACGTACTCGTCAATCGAGTGATTCACGACCTCATGGGCGAAGTGCTTACCCATGCTCCGGTACTGACCGGCGTCGTCTGTCATCAGCTTCGTTGCCTTGTCGATCTGCGCCGTCATAACCGGGCGCAGGGTAGCGCTCGACACGTTGGCGACGCGGAACGAGCGTGACTCACCATCGCGCTCGGTCAGAGCAAACACGATCTTCTTTCCCATGCCGCCGATGTTCTTGGAGTTCCGCTTGCTCTTGTGCTTGTTGTATTCCTTGCCGCCGATGTAGGTCTCGTCCGCTTCAACAATCTTCCCCTCGCCACCAAGCGGGCCGCGCGCCGGCGGCGTCATGGCTTCACGGATGCGATGGCAGAGGAACCAGGCGGTCTTATAGGTGACACCCAGCATGCGCTGAAGCTGAAGAGCGCTCATGCCCTTCTTGCTCGCGCCCATCAGGTGCATCGCCAGCAGCCACTTGGTCAGCGGTATCTTGCTGCGCTCCATGACGGTGCCAACCGTGACAGTGAACTGCCCGTTGCAGGATGCGCAGTAGTACAGGCCCGGCCGACTGGCGGCGCCCTGTCCCTTCGCGATCTTTGATTGGTCGAGGTTGCCGCAATGCGGGCAGACCGGGCCGTTCGGCCAACGAACCATCTCAAGCGCTTCGCGCGCCGTGGTTTCGTCGGTAAAGGCTGCGTTCTGGATATCGGCCTGTGCCATAGTGTGCCCCTCTTGGAGCTAACTTATGGCCCGCCCGGCTTCCGTTGTCAAGTATATACTTCCCGGTTCGAGGGTGTCATCGCAAAGCGCGCCGACAAGCCCTACCGCGCGGGCCGCGGCACCGACTGGGTCAAGGTGAAGTGCAGCCAGGAGCAAGAGTTCGTCGTCGCGGGCTACACCGAATCGGATGCCCGCCACATGGCCTTCGCGTCACTGATCCTGGCCGTCAACGACAAGGGCGGCTTGCGCTATTCTGGCCATGTCGGGACGGGCTTCACCGTGGCAGAGCGCCGGCGCCTGGTCGACCTGTTCCGACCGCTGGCCTCGGAGACCTCACCCATCGCCCGCCAGATGCCAGCGCCGATCCGGCGCAAGGCACACTGGATCAAGCCTGGCATCGTCGTGCAGGTCGCGTTCACTGAGATGACCGTCGCGGGAATGGTACGGGCGCCGAGCTATCGCGGCATTCGTGAAGACAAGGCGGCTGCGGAAGTCAAGCCAGAACGGCCGTCGACCAAACAGCGAAGAAGAAAGTGAAATCCTCAAGCTCGCAGAGCGACCGAGGCATGAAGATTGAGCGCGTTCCAGTGATTCAGCCCTTCAACAAAACTTCGAGTTCCGCCAAATGCCGCAGGTGATCCCCGGTACTGAGGGCGGCTTCCGAAAAATACACATTATCCCCGTAGGGCTTCCCTGCCCTGCGTTCAATGGTGAAGGGGAGCGGCCGCTGACCACCTACTAAGATCGGATCGCCGTGAAAGATGAGACCGGACAATTCGAAATCAGGTGATGGCCTGTTGCCACGTCTAACTGAGGCCGTAACACTTCGTCCAAATTCAGCAAAACGATCAAAGGTATGGTTGATAGCGACGTCCATTGAAACCTCTAGGCGGCTTTCGTAGCCTCTGCCTAGTTCAACTGAAGGAGGCACTTTGGCTATTTCATGAACCCATTTGACTGCGTCATCGACAAATCGATCTAAGTCTTCAGTGCCGACTCGGCCTTCACAGCCTACGCCCTCGGCGTACACAGTGCACTGGTCGATCACGAACCCGTCAAACTGACCGTGTAGGTAAACAACTCCCTTCTGAAGATCAAATTCCTCCACAGTTCTCGGACCTTGGAAGAAGCCATACCGCTCCTGAAAGACCTTTGAGAGAGTTGGCAAGTACATACTTGCCCTGACGTCGTGCCCGCCACCCTTAAAGGCACGCAGGCACTTGCTCAATAGGATGCTACCTAGGTTCATCGCTGGCTGCTCGATGAATGCTGGCTATGACCTTCCGTCTTGCCGAAAAGCTCAAAAACGGCAAAAGCCGGTCTGGCCTCATAACCTCCCAACGTTCTTAGTGGAGTAGAGACGGTAGCAGTGTTGGCTGTTCTAGGCTCACTCTCCAGCGAGAGTACGCTAGAAGACTCGAGCCATTCTGGACGATCGTAGTTTTTGCGCGCTTCCTTAAGAGGGTAGCGCACGCCAAGCGTGGGTTCAGCACCAGAAATCGCAAACAAGAGATCACTGACAGTGTCGAGGCTCCAATTCCCGGGAGATCCTAGCCATCTACAGATCACGTCGGGACCCTTACCAAGGCGACGCGCCAAATCTGCCTGAGATAGACCGCTCCGGACAAACTCGCCGACAACGAGATCGTACACACGGCCCCTACTCCGCGCTCGAAAATAGGCAAGCGTCCCTAGTGGTACCCTCTCGGCTCCTGCTGGTTCAGACAACAATGATGTTGGAGGCGTAGTCATGAAGGTCCGCTCCGTGGTGCGGTCGGTAGGTGTAGAACAACACTCGCCATTTCGCCTTACACCGGTTGATTTCTGCATCCCACTTTCGATCGGTATCGAGCTGTTCTCGAAACGCCCAGGTTAACACGATGAAGACGTCAACCTCCGAGAATGCGCCAAACGCGCGAATGCCAGGCTTTGGATCGATGCAGCGAAAGTCAAAGAATTCATCGGCTGCTGGATCAACGCGCGCCATGACCGCGGTTCTTGCTTTGCGGAAAGGATGGTCGCCAATGCTGATCCGCATTCCTTCCGTGAAAAGATCAAGGTAGGCACGGAGCCCAGCAAGTCGGACGGCGTCCGTAGTCTGCGGCCAGGGTGGATTGATGTCTCCCCATATGTCGGAAGCCACAAACACAGTCCTCACCGCTGCTTGGCTAGGAATCGAGTGCGGGAGGCACATGAGACGACCCTCAGTGCATCGCGCCCTGATCTCCTCGCGCATTGACATATAAGTCAATAATCCCAGTTCTACAAGCAGGCAATCGCTAATTCTACCAACAGTTGGGAAACACGCGCATTCTCTTCTGGGCAAAAATGCGAGCTGGCGTACTGAACTGGAGACCGAAAAGTCTAGCCTTTGGGATGGGTTAGACGTGATTCAGAGCGTGAAAGTTAAAACTTTCCGGGTATCCTCAATCATGCGACATATCTTTGAGCAGCTGAAAAGCGAGGGCGCGTCGGTCATTGCCGAGTTAGTCGCAGCCAGGGCTCAGGAAGGCGTGCAACTCGACTTCAAGGAAAAAACGGATGCCAGCTCAGGTGGCCTAAATCGAGTGGACCGACAGGTGCTGGGGCGTGCGCTGAGCGCCATGGCCAACTCCATGGGTGGCCTATTGATCTACGGCGTCGTTGCCAAAAGGGACACGGACAATATTGACGCTGCATCAGCACCGGCACCCATAAGTGAGCTTCGAAGATTCAAGTCAGAAGTGACCCGAGCTGTCGGCGAATTGCTGTCACCCACCCATGACGGGATAGAAGTCGTGGCTATTCCGGGCCCGAGTCCCGACGTCGGCTATCTCGCGATCTGGATAGAACGGTCGGAACGGCGACCGCATATGTCAGAGGCAAAGGACGACAAGCACTACTGGAAACGAGCGGGCGATCAGACATTCATAATGGAGCACTATGACGTCGAGGATGCGTTCAAACGTTTGTCCGTCGCCAAGCTTGGCATGAGAGTGCTGAATGTGCGCGATGGTGGATATACGCAGCATGATGACAAACGGGCACTGTCGATCAACGTCACATTGGGCTTGATCAACGAATCTTCCGTGACCGCACTCTATCCTTACGTCGGAGTCGCCAATTGGGCCGGCTGCCATGCCCCACCATCACCCGTAACGCCCTTTATGCAAACGCCCTCCCATGACTGGTTATTATTGAACGGCCGATCAGATACCGTAGTGCATCCCGGGCTCGCGATCCCGACGCTAGTACTCAGAGTCAAGCTCGAGCGCTGGTTCACTCGATCGTGGGAGCACGACGGCAGAAACATCACTGACTCAGGGATTTCATTTGACTACCAAATTGGTTGTAAAGACTCGCTCGTATCTCTCGGGCGGTTCGAGGCAGCAGGCCCGAACTTTGTGGACCTTGTGATGCCTTCGATACTGAAGCGAGACACATAAGGCACAGGCTTCTAGCTCGAACACCACTTTCACTGATTCATGGGCACACCTGGTCTGGCATCCGATGCAGCGCGCGTAGCTTACGGCGCTCGGCACCGTAGTCGTCGACCAGGCGGCGCAGCTGCGACGCCGGCGGCAGTGCTGCGTACTCCTGGCCGGCCTGGCGCAGCTCGGCGCAACTGTAGCTCATCGGAACCGGCGCCACGACAGGCGGCGCTGGCATTGGTGGCGCCGCGCACGATGCCAGGGTTACCGCAAGGATCAGGACGCGCATGTCAGAACCGCCCGCCGTTGAGGTCCGATTGCGTGTCGCGAGGCCGCGACGCGGCTTCGTCCATGCGCCGATGCGCATCGAGCGCAGCGGCCTGGTCGGCCGCCTTCTGTTCGGCCTGGCCGGCCTCGCGGTGGGCCGCCTCGGCGCGCCTCTCCCGCAGCCAGTCCAGCGCCGTGCCGAACAGGCCCTTGAAGAGCGCGCCGAGGATCCCGCCGAGCCAGCTCACGCGGCCGCCGCCGGCGGCCGCGGCGTCGTGACACCGACCGGCACTGACGGATCGATGTAGCGGGCCACCAGCTTCTCCGCGAGCTGCTCGGGCGAAATGCCCAAGCGCTTCAAGGCATCAGGGCCGTGCGCCAGCGCGTAGCTGGCCGCGTCGGCAATGACGGGGCTGCGGACGTCGACCTTCAGAGGGATGGTGCCGATCTTCGACGTGGCGAAGGCGAGGCCCTTCTGCATGACATCGTTCACCACGGCGATCGCCTTCTCGTCGGCCTTGATGCCGGCCAGGTCGGCGAGCTTCTTCACGCCCCAGGCGGCGAGCGCTGACACGATGATGCCGACGGCCGGCATCACGATCTGAACAAGGACCGGCCCGAAATCCACCGTCGTGCCCGGCGCCGGCGACGTCTGTGCCAGGGCCGCCCCGGCCAGCAGGATGGCGAGCGCACAGACGCCCGCCGCGATGATACGCAGGGTCTTCATGATCTTCCGTTCCAATGATGAGAGTTGCGCCGGATAGGAGGTGCGCGCCGGCGCGATCGCGCTATTTCCAGCCAGGCCAGATGTCGTCGGGCCGGCCGCCGGCGGCGACGTAGCCGCGGATGTAGCTCCCGATGTCGGTGAGGCTCATCTGCCCGTTGCAGGCCTCGCAGCGGAACTTCTCGCCCAGCGTCCTGACCTGCACGCCAGCGAAGCGATGCCTCGGACATCCATCGAGCGCGGCGCGGTTGCGCTTCACGTCCTGCCAAATCGACGTCACATCGGTCTCGGGGAGTCCGGACACCTGCGCCAGGATCCGCGGGCCGTCGGTCGTCATGTCAGCACTCCTCGAACACGCCGGCGCGCAGCCAACCATGCCAGCCACAGGCCGCCCCGGCAGTTGATCGACGGGGTCAACGTGGGTGACTCGAGGTTGCCGTCCCACTGCCAGGTCGGGCTGCCGCGGTCGGGCTTGTGGCGATCGCCGATGATGATCTCGCCGCATGGTTCACCGGTGCGCGGGCACGCATAGGCCAGACGGCCGGCCTTGTCGGCGCCTTTACAAGGCGTGTCCGTCGGTTCGTACGAGAGATCCTGGAACTGGAAATCGCCGGGCTGGGTGCCCTCACCATCGGTGAGGGCGCGATCGGCCGGCCAGCGCCGGCCTTGCGTCCGGGCACCCATCACATCAACCCGAGGGCGCTGAACGTCGCCGGGCCGGCGATGCCGTCGACGGCCAGGCCGCGCGCGGCCTGGAAGTGACGGACGGCGAGATGCGTGGTCGACCCGAACCTGCCGTCCTCGATCAGCATCGCGTCGAAGCCCAGCGGCGCCGGCGCGTTGAGCGCGCGCTGCAGCGCCAGGACGTCGGTGCCTTCGTCGCCGATCTGCAGCAGCGGTAGCGGCGCCGTCGCTGCTGCACCCAGGACCGCGCGGGCCTTGGCCCAGAATCGCAACCGGGTTTCCGTGGCGCCCGGCGGCGGATAGCCGACCCGCTCTGCGGCGCGCAGGAAGTCGTCCTGCCGGCCGGTGGCCATCAGCGGGACGCACCTGGCGTAGGGCCCCATGAACCACGCCGCCACGCGCGCCGACACCTCGACGTCGCCGACATAGTGCTCCGGATCGGTCATGAGATCGATGCCGAGCGCGTTCGAGCAGTTCTGATGGTTGGTGCGTCCGGTGAGCTGGGTATCGAAGCCGCCCCGATAGCGCCAGCCGTCGCCGGTCTCGGGACCGCCGTTGCCGAGCATGTAGGCATAGATGCAGTTGGCGAACGCCTCGCCGCGATCGGCCCGCACCACGTTGCGACTGTCGTCGATCGGGCACAGCGCGACGCACCTGTTGGCGCGCACCGAGCCGAACACCGCGATCGCGCGGCGCGGCGCGTAGGTCATGTCCTCGCGCGCCTTGGCGTGCCGGTAGCCGCCGGTCTCGTTGCCGACCACGGCCAGGAACCCGGCCTGGGCGTTCGGGTTGACAAACCCGAACTCGGTCCAGGCCGTCGTGATAGCTGCGGCACGCTCCTCCGGCTGCGTGGCACCCGGGAAGATCTCGAGCAGCTGCTGTTTGGTGATGGACATAATACGCCGTAGCCGGCGCGCCTCGCCGGCGCCCGGTCCTCTACAAGGGGTTCGTGGAAACGTCAGTGCGCCGTCAGGGCGGCGGTCCGGGCCCTCAAGGCGTCAAAGGCTGCTTTCAACGTGTCGAACGCCGACACGGGACAGGCGCAGGCGCTCGGCGCAGTCGGGGTACTTGTCCTCGAGCTCGACGTTGCGCTCGTTCAGCGCCTCGACCGTGCGCACCTTTGGCAAGGGCGGTGACAGGCCCTGGCACGTGCGATATCGCAACGCCGGCGCGGCCTGGACACGCGCTGGCTGCGGCTCAGCCGTGCCGCACCCGGCCAGTGCCAAGCCCAGCACCAGGGCGGCGAACGCCGTTCGCGTCACGGCCCGCCCCTGCCGCCAGCGCGCGGCGCCTCGCTGGCCCGCCGGATCGCAACCAGGTCCGCCTGCAGCGTGTTGATGGCCAGACGCAGCTCGTAGATCGTGTCGGCCATGCGGTTCGCGCGATCGTCGGACGCCGCCGCGCGCCGCTCCTGGGCGGCCAGGCGCTCGGTGACGCTGTCATCGAGCTTGTTCTGCAGCTTGTTCAGCGAGATCGTCTGCTCGCTGACCTTGGACTCGAGACGGCCGGCGCGCTCCTCGAGCTTGGACACCGCGTCCTTGGTCACGTTGGCCGTGATCACGGTGCTCGCGCCGGCCGTGATCCCGGCCGACAGGATCACGGCGATCACGTTCACGGCCAACGGGTGCCAGGGCTTCTGATCGGCCATGGGTCCCTCCTACTAAGCGGGCGCCGGGTGAACGGCCTAGGCCGCGGCCAATATGACGGCGGGCTCAGCGCCGACTGCCGTCAGCAGAGCGACCGCCGCCGGGTCGTCTGCGTACACAGACGTGCACGCGTCCCAGCGCGCCTTGAGCACCGTGTCGGTACTGAGCGCGTCGAGGGCTGGCTGGAGCAGACCGGCTGCGATCAGGCGATCGATGATGACCAGCTTCGGCACAAGGTAGTGCTTGGCCTTGGCCTGCTCCTCCTCCTCAAGGGCTGCCCATTCTGCCTTGATGGCCGCAATCTGTTCGTCGGTGTTCATCACCATCAGATCGTTGACGTTGCTGTAAAGCGGCTCACCGGGCTCGCTGGCCGCATGCGCCATATAAGCGTCCTGCTGGGCCTGCCGCTTCGCGCTTTCTTCGGCGACAAGGGGCGCCATCGCATCGCGCGCAGCCATCAGCTGCTGCTGGGCCAGGGCGAAGACGTTCTCCGCTTCTACGATTCGATCGGTAGCCGCGGACACACGCGCCGACACATCGACCAAGGCGGCATTGGCGACCAACGCGGCTTGCTTCAATTCTGCAGACATTGTCGCTCCTCTTACTGTGCGCCCCACATGGCGATTGTGGCATCCACATTGTTGCCGGCCGCCAGCACCTGAATCTGATCCACCGGATTCGTGTTGGCGCCCGTGGCCGTCAGATCCTCGTTGATGCCCCCATTGACGCCAAAGACGCGAATCGTCTTGTTGACCGCGGCGAACGCCGGCATGCAGTAGCCCCAGAACACCCAGTCAACGTTGGTGCCCACGGACCCAGTTGTCACGCTGGCGAGAATGCCGCCGCCCGAGTCGAGCGTGCGGACCGTGATGGTCCCTGGTGTTGAAAGCCGGCGCACTCGGCCCATGAAGAAACTGTGATAGGGATTGTTCCCGAGAAGTACCGCCAGCCCGGCCGCCTGCACGGAGGCGGAGTTAACCGCGTTGGCAGACACCTTGCGCATCGGCATGCCAACGAAGCCGCCGCTGTTGATCTGCGCGACGATGCCGCCGCCGATATAGAAATTGTAGGTGTTGTTTGCCCGATCGTAGAGCAGGCCGTCGTTGGCGTCGTACTGCAGGTATGAATTGCTGCCGTTGTTGAACAGCGAGAAGCCGGAGAGGCCGCCGATATCAGCGACGTGACTCGGATAGAGACCATTAACCACCGTGTCGCCGCCGGTGCTGATACGAAGGCGCGATGCTGCGGCGGTGTCGTCATAGACTTGAAATTCCCCGGTGTTGGTAATACCGGCCCAAAAGTTCCGGCTCCCGTTGCGGTAGCGAATGATCCCAAATCCGTTCGAGGCCTGATTTTCGATCAGGATGGTGCCGGCTTCGGCGTTGGCGACGTTGCCGCGCGTATGGATCGTGGAGGACGGCGCGAAGTCGGCGCCGCCGACACTCATGCTGGTCGCGTGAATGCGGTTCGCCGCGTTGACCGACGGCGTACCATTGAGCGTCAGGGCCCCGTTGATCGTGAGCGCGCCGGTGACCGTGACACCGCCGGCGATCGGCACGTAGTTGCCCGCCGCCGAGAACACGCCGGTCGTTTCGTTGAAGGTACCGAGCGGGATGTCCAGTGTGCCGGTCCAGTGTTTCCATACCACCGACGTCGGGCCGCCCGTGCTGTCGCGCCAGCGCTGCCCGGGCTGGATCCAGGCCGGCCGGGCCGTTCCGCGATAGTCCGCTACCAGCAGCTCCTGGACGTCAGCGACCGGCGAGGCGAACACCTTCAGCGTGCCGTCACCGGGCTGCCAGTTGATCGGGCTGTTGGCCGCAAGCGTCGAGCCGTTCCAGCTACGCAGCGAAGCGACGCGTGTCAGCGTGTCCAGCGGCGTGCCGTCGGTGACGACGCCGAAGATCTCCTCCCACTTGCCCGTGACCTCGCTGAGCACCGTGTAGAACCACGGGCTGCCGGAACCGCGCGACTCGACGAAGCCGCGATAGGGCTTCGTGCCACCCGGGTCGGGCGGCGTGCCCTGCAGGCCGAACGACGCCAGGCCGGGCGGCTCCGAGAGCTCGACGACGAATGCACCAAACATGGATGGATGACTCCGGCGGCAGGGCGAACGGCGTTCGCCGGCGCGAGGCTCAGATGCGCTCGCGCAGCGAGAGGGTGAACTGCCAGACCTTGGGCTTGACCCGGACGACCCGTGTGACGGTCTCGAAGGTCCCCAGCATCATCTGGCGATGCAGGGTCTCGGCCGCATCCGGGTCCAGGCAGACGAACACGTCGCGCGCCTGGCCGCAGTACCGGACCAGGTCCTCGACGGACTGTTCGGCGTCCGCCTGCGAGGCGAAGTTGAACGGGATGTTCCACTGCCGGGCCCGGCGGCCCGTATCGCCCAGCGTGTGGCCTGACGGCGTCACGATCCGCAGGTCGGCCGCGACCGAGGCCTTGTCGATGCCGTACGAGAAGTTGCGCGCCGGGGTCCAGCGCGTGCCCAGCACCAGGCGGCCGATCGTGACGTGGCCCTGGCCGTCGACCACCTGATAGAGATCCTGCAGGAAGTCCAGGGCCAGCGTCGCGTCAGTGCCGGTCAGATCGACATCGAACCGCCACCACCGCCAGGCACCGCCCGGCGTGAACATCTGGAACGCGGTCCAGTTCTCCAGCCACCAATCCGCGGGTCTGCCGGTCGCCGGCCAGGGCGATACCCAGCCGCTGTCCATCCCCGGCGCCGCCGTCAACGCAAGCTGCGCCACCGCGGCGCGCCGGCGGATCAAGGTACCCGGGGGCAGGTCCGTCCCGACAAACGCCAGCGTGTCCCATGCCACGGGCCGACCGGCATCGAGGGCGAACCACGTGCTGGACGCCGACGCATCCAGCGAGCGTGCCGGGTAGGTCGGCTGCGGATCCTGCAGATTGGCGAGCGGCAGGGAGTCGACCCAGGCGCCGCCAGACAGTACCGACGCGTCAGACTCGCGCGGCGTGACAAGGACGATGTTGGCCATGGTTCACGCCGAGAGCTGCTGCAGCTCGGTATTGGACACGCGGCGGGGCAGATGCATCAGCGACCGCAGCAGCCCGGGGCCGAGTTTCAGCGAGGCCAGGCCCGCCGGCATCGCACCCGAGAGATCGGTGCTCAGCGGGCCACCGTTGACCGAGAGCGCGAAGTCGTTGGCTCGGGCGGTAAAGGCCGCCTTCTGTGTCGCCGGCCGCATCACGGAGGCCGTGGTGGACCCGACGGCGCTACCGCCGACGATGGACTGCGCTACCGTCGTGTTGCTGGTCTGCGTGCGGATGGCCAGCGCGTTGTTGGGATCCAGACGATGTCGCTGTTGGCCGTGCCGATATCCATCCATGCGGCGACGATGGTGCCTTCGACCGCATTGAACCAGGGCGACAGCGTGTTGATCGACGCGAGGTCGGCGGCGCGCGTCACCGCCGTGCCACTGGTCTTGATCGGACTCGACGCATGGGCACCCTGCTCGAGCTGCGGCAGACCGATGCGCAGGTTGAGATCGATGGCCTGGCCGATGCCGACTCCCAGATTGAGGTAGCAGCGCACCCGACCCGTTGCGACGTTGGTGAGGGTCCGCGTATGAATAGTCCGCTGCGTGGCGATCGCGGCACCGGTCGGGGCGATGATCGCGCTGCTCCCGGCCAGGAAGTTGCCCGACGCGTCGCACTCGTCGACGCTGATCTGGTTGCTGCCGAACGTGCCGGTCCCCGCCAATGACCCCGCTGCTAGCCGCAGATAGACCGAATGCGTCCAGGTCTGCCCCGCCGCGGCGACAACCTGCGTGCTGGGCTCGTACAGCACCAGGATGTTGCCATTGGCCGCGGCGGTTCCGGACCAGCGCCACTCGATATACGATATGCCGCTCGACGCGCTCACGCCGACAATCTGGCTGGTGATCCCGGATGGCAACAGCAGGATCCAGTTCGTTGGCACCGTACCCGGCGTTCCGGCGACAGCACCGACCATCGTGTTGTTGCGGAGGCTGTTCGTGCCGGTGTTCTCGATCAGCAGCCCACGCCTTTCGCCCGTCACCGGATCATGGTCGAACCGCGCCACGTCGTTCGCTGCCTGCTGCAGGATGCCGGACGAGTCGAAGTAACAGGCGGCCGAGTCCCGCGCGAAGGTGATCAGGTCAGCGAACGCCACGGATTTCAGCATCTCAGCCCCACAACATCAGGCCTGCGGTGACCGCGCGCGAGCCGGCGGTCAGGCCGAGGCTGCGCAGGCTCCTCGCGGCGCCGAATTCGTAACGGTTCCAATTGTCGACCCGTACCGTCTTGTTCTTGAGAGCGGCCAAGGCGTCGACGTGGGTCGGAAAGGTCCATCGCTCCCGCTTCTTGGAGAACAGTGCCTGTTGACGCTGCGCCTCGGCATCCGCGTCCGCCTCGTTGCGGTAGTTGCCAGCGATGGTGACTTCCCGGGCTTTCGGGTAGAGCACACGAACGCCTGAATTCTCGCGTTGGGCATACCGCCACTCGTCGCCGAACAGCCGCTGCGTCGCCGCCGAGGCGTTCGCCGCCCCGGTGAGGTCGGATGACGACAGCGGGGCATAGTTTCGCTGCCAGCCGACACGGGTCTTTGCGCGGGGCGGCAGATCGTCTTCGCGCGTCGGCTCGCCAGCCAGGTTAGCGGTCGCGGCGTCGATGATGAGATCCGGCGTACTCGAGGGCTCCTCGAGCTGGGCCACGGAAAGCTTGCCGTCGAGGCCGACGTCCCACCACCCGGCACAACCGGTCATCATCTCGTCGAGCGCGGCGCCGATCGAGATGTCGCCTTTCCAATGCCAGCCGCACTCGCCGGGCTGCACGAGATCGAGCGTCGCGAACGAAGCCGTGTCGATATCGTCGGGATCACGCATAGGCAACATGCCGCACGTCGTCGCGATGCGCCGGACGATCGCGCCGCGGGTACCAGCATAGACGCCCCCGTACTTGTCGCCTTGCCCCTCGATACGCACCGGATGGCTCGGCACGGCGCCATAGCGCACCGTTGCCAGCGCGTTGCACGTGCCGAACTGGCCGTTGGCCCAGCCTGCCGCGGCCGCGATCAGCGCGGCGAGCGTGGGATAGTCGCCCATGTTGGTCCACGGGTTGCCGCCGACGAACAGGTTGAGCACGGCATGCACCGGACGGCAGTGCCACTGCGCCAGCAGATTGGCGGCATCGAACACGACCGGCTCGACCCCGAACACATAGCCGAAGGCCCACGGCTTGAGGTTGCCCTTGGCGCCGGCGTCGCCGTCGATGCCGCCGGTGCCGGCATACGTCGCCCCGACCAGGGGCGTGCCGTAGAGCCGGGCCTGGCGGTCGCGGATCTTGAGCGACTTGGTCGACCGGTTCAGGCCGGTCCAGCCGTCGCTGGTCAGGACAGCGACACGCTGGAACGCCGAGAACGGCGCGCCCCGCTTGCCGCGCCAGAGCTCGACGGCCCGGCCGTCCCAACCCGCCACCTGGACGATCCGATCGAGCCTGCCTTCCACGTCATTGAACTTCAACTCGCCGCCGCCGCCCTCCCCGGTGCCGCTACGACCTTCAGCGGGGTCGATGCCATCAAACAGGCTGTCCGTGAAATTGAAACCATCGGCCACCAGCGGCGCGAACCACTGGTGCGGCAGCAGGTCGCCGGCATTCGTGACAAAGCCCTCGCCGGCGGCCAGGACGACGCGAGTACCGCCGGGCAAGTCGTAGCTGAAGAGATCCGGATCGGCGAGCGGCCAGCCCGGCAATCCGATGGGAAACGGCGGGCCCGGGATCGCCGTGACGATCGTCGGGTCGAACGGATAGGCGACCATGGCCAGCACATGGTCGAGTTTCGGCGCGAACGCTGGAAGCATGATCTACATCCGGGCCAGGAGGCGCGAGATCTCGCGCGACTGGTCCTGCACAGTGGCCACCAGACGCGTGACGTCCTGCGTCAACGTATCGACCTGGCGCTGCATCTGCGCCACCAGGCTGCCGTCGACCGCATTGCCGTTCGCCGGCGGCGGCGTGTTGCCGTTGGCCGTCGTGAACGGCGCGATCCGGTCGAGCCAGAGCTGGCGCAGCGCCTCGTACGACGCGTCGTTGCCCGACCAGGCTCGCTGCGACAGGAACAGGTCCTGGATCGCGGCCGGCAGCTGCTGCCTCGCCTCGAGCGAGCCGGCCTGCGCCTGGGCGTAGAGCGCTTCCGCCGTGGCCTGCGAGCCCGTCACGGCGGCCAATGGCGACGCCCCGCTGAGATCGCCGTAGCTCAGCCGTTTGAACATCTCCTCAAGGGCGGCCGTGGCCTGTTCCATGGCCGCGTTCATCTGAGCATTCGCGGCATCGACGATCGCCACGCGCTGGTCGGCGTAGTATTTCTCGATCTGGTTGATATCGACCAGCGCGCCGGTCACACGCTTGTTGAGCTCGAGGGCCTCCTTCAGCGCCTGCTCGTGTTCCTTGTCCAGGTCCTCGAGCGCGACCTGCAGCTGGCCTTCCGGCGTCATGCCGAGGATCCGGCGCCGGTAGTCCGTGTTTGTATCGGTCGCCAGCTTGTTAATAGCGTCCTGCCGGCGCTGCTCGACGACGGCGAGGTCGAGGCCGTACTTCTTGGTCTGGATCGCGATCGCGTCGTACTGCTTGTCGAGCTCGCGCATCGCCTTCTCGACGGCGGTGATGTTGTCGGCACCGCGCTCCATATCGTCAAAGACCTGGCCGAAGTCGAGCGCGGCCTTGATGTCGTCAATGCTCTTGAGGTCCGCCGTGCTCAACGCCGTGCGCTGAGTCGCGGTGAGGCCCTGGATCGATCCCTCGATCGCGCCCTGGCGTGCGATCAGGCCGGCCAGGATATTGACGGCGTCCTCGGCCGACCCGATGCCCTGGATGCTCGACATGGCGTCGCGCGCCTTGCCCGCCGGATCCACACCGGGCAGCGGCGTGTAGGATCCGTAGCTCCCCAGGCCGACGATCCACTGATTGCCCGTGTTTTTCCCGATCGAATTGAGAAGCCAACCACCGGTCGCGCCCGGGGCCATGCTGAGATCGTAGGCGCCGAGCAGCTCGGCGAACGCATCGGCAAAGGCGCCAGACGCCTGGCCGGTGCCCTGCCCCAGCTGGCCGCCGCGCGGGCTGCGCGTCATCGCCAGCGCGTTGGTGATGCCGTCGGTGCCGAACGTGATGTTCGACACAGCCTGCGGCGTCTTGGGCTTCTTTTTCAGAACGCTGCCGAGGATGCTGCCGATCAGGCCGATCCCCATGCCGATCGGCCCGAAGGCCGAGCCGATCAAGCCGGCGCTCGACAAGAGCGAGAGACCGCCGCCCAGGATGCCGGCCGCACCGCCGATCGTGTTGCCTTGCGCCAGGCCGAGCGCACCCATGCCGATCGTGCCGACGCCACCGAGCAGCCCGCCCCACGTCAGTCCGCCTGACGTGAACGCCGGCGCCGCGATGCCACCAGTGCCTAGCGTCGCCGCGGCGCCGGCAGAATCGAAGGCGCTGCCAAAGATCGGCTGGTTGAGAAAACCGAAGGCATTCCCAAACAGGCCGCCGCCGCCGAGACCGCCACCACCGCCCAGAAGGCCGCCGCTTCCGCCGCCGGCTGGTACATAGGGCACACCGCCCACGGAAATGGGAGAGCCGGCGCCAGCGCCGCCCGTCAAACCGCCCATGCCGGCCACCGAGAACAGCGGCTGAATGAGCGGCCGGATCACGAGCAGCGTCGCGAGCTCGGCCAGGTACTGGTGGGCGATGTCCTTGGCCTTGCCCCAGAAATCCTTCCAGGACGTCAGGTTGCCCGACATCGCGTCCTTGAAGAAGTCGCGGAGCAAGGTCTGCGTGCTGCGCGCGGCCTCCTCGGCCGGTTGCTGCAGCAGCTGCGCCTCGCGCTCGGCCAGGCGCTCCATCTCGCGCTGCGCCTGTTCGGCCGCGCGGCGTTGCTCCTCCTGCGCCTGCTTGGCGTCGTACGCAGCCGTCGCCCGCGCGCGCGCCTCCTCGCCGATCGCCTGGATCTGCTCCTCGGTCATCTTCAGGACGGAAGCGCGCGCCAGCTCCTCCGCCTTCAGCTGCGCCGTATGACCGGCGCGCTCGCGGGCGCTTTCGTCAGACAGATCGGCCTCGCGCGCCAGCGAGTCGAGGTACTTGTCGAGCGCCTGCTGGGCGCGCTCGTACTCCTTTGCAGTCTGATCCGCCGTGCCGCGGCCGCCGCCCGAAGCTGTGCGCTTCCAACCCTTCGGCAGGTCAGGTCCGTACAGCTCCGGCTTTCCGGGATTGTACGCACCGGCCGCGCCGCTGCGGTTAAAGTAGTCAGAGACGGCATCCGAGGCCTGCTGCGCCGAGCGCGTCAGGATTTCATCGCGGACCTTCTTGATTTCGGCCCGGATGCGGGCCGAATCGACAGTCTCGCCGCCGTGGGAGCGCAGCGACGCCTCGAGCTCCGCCTCCAGGTCCGCGATGCGCATGCCAGGCGGAGCGCTCGAACCCGTTGGCCGTGACGGGCCATACTGGTCCGACGGAAGGAACGGCGCGGCGCCGGAGCGCAACAAGCCGGCAACAGACCATTTGGCGGCGATCTCCAGGAACTTGCTGAAGCTACCGGCCGCCGCCTCGGAGTCCTTCACGATCTGAATGAGCGCCGGCGAGACTTCTGCCACGAGATTCAGGGCCAGGCCCTTCCAGGCCTCGCTGGAACTGCTCACCGCCTTCGTGAGTTTCTCGATCTTCTCGCGCGCGGCCTCGCTGATCAGTGCATCGTTGCGTTCCAGCGCCGCGCTGGCCTCATCGATATCCTTGCCCCCGTTCTTGAACGCGTCGCTGAGCTTGATCCACGCAGGCCCGAAGAATTGCGCGCCGATCGCGTTACGGGTTGCCTGGTCATCAAGCTTGGCCAGTGACTGCAGGACCTCGCGCAAGATCGTATCGAACAACCGCATCTGGCCATTCGACTCGAGGACGCCAACACCCAGGCGGTCAAGGACCGTCTTCAGCTTCTCGCTGCCCTCCGCCGCCAGGCCAACATTGCGGCTGGCGGTGACCATGGCGCGGCTGAGGACCTCGACATCCTCGCCTTGCCCCTTCACGACTTGCCGCAACGCTTGGATCTGCGCGATGGTGAGGCCTGTCTGTTCCGACAGGTCCTTCATGGCGCCGAACGTCTTGTAGACATCGAGCCCCAGCGCTGCGATCGCTGTCACAGCCGCCGTCGCCGCGCCGGCGATGCCGCGACCCAGTGTCAGGCCGAACTGCTCTCCCTTCTTCTCGGCATCCGAGAACCCATCGCCCGCCTTTTTACCCGCATCGGACAGCGCGTCGCCGAGCTCCCGGCCCCGCTGCGTCGTTTGAGAGGCCTGCTGGTCGAGACGCGCCAGCGCCTCGCCGACCTTGTCGAGGTCGATACTGCCCTGTTCGCCGGCGCGCTTCAGGGTCGCGGCAAGGTCCTGGCCGGCGCGCTCCACCTTGCGCAGGGCGCGCTCGATCGCTTCGTCGCCTTCGACACCGAAGCGCGCCGATATCGTGGAGCCACCCATGGAACGCCTACGTGTTGACCGCTGCGCGCAGCAGCGCGTTGAACTGGCTGCCTGCCGCCTTGGCGGCGCTGTCGAAATCCAGGCGCTTGGTGAGGCGCGTCTGGCGCACCAGCACGAACAGCGGGACACCCTTCTCGCCGGCGGGTACCGCGATGTCCTTGCGGCCCGTGCCCTTGGCGTGCTGCGCGCGGCCACGCCCCGCCTTGGGCGGATCGGCCACCAGCAGCGCCTTGCCGCTGTTGATCTCGACGAATCGCAGCTGGCCCAAGGCACGCGCCGCGAGCTGCGTCTGCGCGAAGCGCCGCGGCACGGCAGCGCCGGTCAGCGCGCCGCCCTTGCGATCGACCAGGGCGCGGTCCCAGCCGCGCGCGATCGCCTCAGGCAACGGGATCACCAGCCACGGGCCGCCGCGGGCCGTGATCGTGGCGCCCTGGCCGAACGCGCGGTGCAGCGCCGTCGCCTTCGAGTACACGAGGCTCGCCGGGTGCAGCGAGGCCTTCTCGCCCTTGGGCCAATGCTCGACGCGCCACGCCTTCTCCAAACCCTGACCGAGGCCCGCGACGCGGACCTGGTCGCGCAAGGCGCGCTGCAGGTCCTCCGCCGATCGCCGCGTCGCGGCCGTCACGCGCTTCGCCGCCGCGCTCTTGGACTCCGCCATCGCCTTCGCGAGCGCGCCGGCCGGAAAGTCGAAGGTGAATTTCATCGAGCCTTCATCAGCTGGGCATCGGCGCCGCTCATGATGTCGAACACGTCCATCAGCCAGGCGCCCTGGTCGAGGAGGCCGCCCGCGTCGGGCAAAGGGCCAGGGGCCGACGGCAGAGGCACCATCAACGGCGGTATGCCGGGTGCGACCGGCAGCGGCAGGACGCCGGGCAGCGGGCGCGCCTGCGTGTAGAGCGCGAAGATCCGGCGCCATACCGGATCGAGATCCTGTGCCGGATTGGTCGGGTAGAGGTCGGGATCCTCGTCAGGGCCGATCAACCAGCCGTCGCCGTCTGGCCGCTCGAGGGGTTCTCCGACGTCGTCGAAGAACTCGTCGCGGCGGCGGCCGATCCAGACGGCGAGGCGGGCTTTTTTGCGTCGTCCTTCGACGCGAACAACGACGTCAGGATCTGTCCGCCGACGATCAGCATGTGTCCGGGCGGCAGCCGGTCGAGCAGCTCGTCCGGCACCTCGCCGGCGATGCGCTTGAACGGAACGCCTGGCACGTGCTGCCAGCGCGTCAGGAACATGGCGCAGGCCACGCGCGGGCTGAGCGATGCCCACAGCTGGCGGCGCTCCAGCGCACGCGCATACGGCGGGTGATGCTGGCGCAGCATGTCGTCAAGCCGCTCGAGCTGCTCGGCCTGGCGTGGCGTCAGCGCTGCCGCCGCGGCTTCCGCTTGCAAGGTGGCGAGCTCTCCCTCCAGCGCCTCCGCTTCGGCACTGCCATCCACCGCGTCGGCACGCCGGGCCGCCACCGGCATGACGCGGGCCGCGATATCGTACGCGGTGCGCTCGCTGTCGATCGCTGCATCCCACAGCGCCAGCAATGCGTCGCGATCGTCGGGGTCGTCGCACAGGGCGGCGATGCCGGCCTGGGCAATCGCCCGCAGCTGCGCCGGGCCCGGCTGCACGCCGGCGATCGAGGCTACGCGTGCACGCCACTTCTCACGCTGCAGGCCGGTCGGCGGCCGATAGAAGTACTTCGGCGGCGGATCGCCCTCCGCGCCAGGCGGCGTGAAGTCGAGCTCGAGCTTGGGCGACAGAGGCGCAGACATGGATCACCAGATGCAGAGGAAAAAACCGGCGTCGCGCTCCGAGGGCTTGCCCTGCAGCTCCTCGGACACAAAGCCGCTGTTGTCGCCGTCGTCGTTGTTGGTCAGCGTGACGGCCGGCAAGGTGATCGCAATGCGCTGGCCGGGATTGCGGGCGTTGCCGCCGAGCAGCTGTGCGTCGACCATGATGTCCTGGCCCAGGCGCAGCTTCGACATCAGGTCGCGCGTCGCGACCGAGGTCGCGTACGGGTTGGCGCTGAAGCGTACGTTGCGGTCGGTGTGCTGCGGCGGATCGAAACCCTCTGGGTCGTTGGGATTGTCGGGATAGGCCATCTGCATGTTGGGTGCGATCGTGACCCGGCTCACGCTGCACGTCTGGCGATCGATGGCAAAACGGCTGTTGCGCCACGTGCCGGCACGCGTGCCGTCGTAGGTCGGCTGCGGTACCGCCGCGTCCGTGCGCGATTCGAACAGCGCGGTAATGCGCACGTTGAAGCGCCACACCTGGGCCGCCATCATCTCGACCGAGACATCGCCGATGCCGCCGCGGAAGCGCCAGCGCAGGCCGTCGCGATACATCTCGAACGAATGGGCCGGCGCGTCGATCGAGGTTGGCTGATAGCGCACGTTGGCGGGAATGCCCACCTTGGTCGTGACGTCGAGCGCGCCACCCATCAGCTTGGTGATCGCGGCGAGGCGCGTTGCGCTGTAGTCGCTGACGACGACGTACTCGGGCGCGACCGGGTTGCCCGACGCCAGCACCGGCAGGCCGCGATACTGCTGCGCGGTGTTGCCCCACGGCGCCTGCGCCGTGAAGCCGGTCGTGCTGCCCGCCGTCGCAGCCACGGCGGGAACGCCGTAGCGGATCACGTACGTGGCGCCGGCGGCTTCCGCCACGAAGGCAGGGCCGGCGTCGAGGCGTGCGAAATCGACCTGGCCCGCCGCCGACACCGTCACGATGCATTCGCCCTTCTGGCCCGTGGGCGAGACGAGATGGAACGGCGTGCCGACCGTGAGCGCGGCGAGGCCATTTCCCGAGTCGGTGATGCGCGTCGGATTGGCGAGCGCGATCGTGGTACCCGAGATGGTCTGCAGGGTCACGACCTCGGCCAGGCCGCAGGCCTTCGCGACCTTGCCCCATTCCGGCGCCACGCCCGGCGTGCCGGCGCCCTTGACGTAGAACGGGAACGAGATCTCGCACTGCGCGCCGCCCACGATCGGCGCGAGCGAGTCGAGCGAACCCGACACCTCGGCGGTATCGACCACCTGGTTGTTGATGCGCAAGGTCGGGCGCTCGACCAGGATGCCGTCGGTCGTGGTGCTGGGCGGCACGAAGACGCCTGCTGTCACCTCCTGCTTGCACAGGATGGCCGCGAAGCGGGTGCGTTTGGCCATGGCTTAAACCTCCTCCTCGCGAACGCCGTTCGCCTCGCCCGTTACGGGCTCCGGCGTTTCGGGTTCAGGTGCCGTGACGTGCTCCTGGCCGAGCGTGCCTTTCAGGGCGCGCACCAGGTCCTCGTCGACCTCGACGAAGCTGCCGACCGGGTGTTCAACGCCGTCGTGCTGCCACGGCGTCAGGACTTCGACTCGCATGGTCGCGATCTCCTCAGTTCAAGGCGCGCACGTTGCCGTCGCGCGTGCGGAATTCGATCAGGATGGTGAGCGGGGCGGCGACGATGTCGGCATGGCCGGGCACGTTGCCCGGCACCGGCTCGGCCAGGCGCAGCTCCCTTGTGTCGTCGGCGAGCTCGCCCAACGTGCTGTCGAGGTCGATCGCGTCCCTCACTCGGGCATAGAGCTCGTTCAGTTCCGGGCCGTCGGGCGAGAACAGCATCAGGTCGACCTGCAGGCCGAAGAGGCTGTGACCCGTGTCGCTGGCGTAGGTCACGTCATGGCCGCCGTCGTACTGGTCGACGGCGGCGCGCTGGTCCTGCGGCGCACCAGGGTTGCGGCGGCACGAAACGGCGGCCTGGCCGTCGCCGGCGGGCTGCAAGCGGGCCTGCAGGCGTGCGAACAGCGCCGCGAGGATCCGCTCGCGGACGGCGAGATCGGCCATCAGGTCTTCCGCAGATCGAGGAGCCAGGTCATGCCGGCGTCGTCCTGGCCAACGTCGTCGACCTTGAAGCTGCCGTCGACCAGGACGACATCGGCATCGCGGGCTGCCCCGGGCCACACCGACTTGCGGACCTCGACCACCCAGGCCGGCGCGGCGTACTCGCGCGCGCCGGCGCCGAACAGGTCCCGCCGCGTGCCGCGGCGCACGATCACGGTGATCGGCGTCGCGGACAGCGCGGGGATCGTGACGTCCTCGCCGAAGGCCTCGGCGCAGGCGTCATCGACGATGGAGAGGTCCACGGACACGGCAGTTTATGTGCCGATATCGATCAGCGTCGCGAGCCGCACGCGCCCGGTCGATGAGGGATTGACCGCGCCAGCGACAGCATGGCCGATCGGCGTGTTTCCGGTCGCCGTGGTCGTGCAGAGCTTGGCGGTGTTGTCCCAGTAGATCTTGGCGCCCTGGGTCCAGGCCTGCGCCGACACCTTGTCCAGGTTGAAGATGCCCGTGGTCGAGCCTACCACCTCTTCTCCGGCCAGTGCGTCGGTCGCGGCCACGGCGAACAGGGCGCCGACGAGAAAGCCCTTCCCGGATGACACGTTGGCTGGCGCCACCAGGGTGACCATGTCACCGGGCGAAACGTAGTTCTTCATCGATCGTCTCCACGAAACTGAATGCGGCTATGGTCATCAACTCGCCGGCGCTAGGCGGCGAGTCTGCGGGCGCCGCGGTGACGGCGCCGGACCGGAACGGACCGCCGCTTTACGCGCCGGTGTTGAGGTAGCCGCCGCGGTAGTCGACGGCGCCCGCGGCGAAGTCGTCGCCGACCGCAACCTTCAAGGCCCGCGTGCTGAAGTCGATTTCCGAGCGGATCTGCGGGCCTACCATGCCGTTCACCCAGCCGTAGACGACGGTGGGCAGCAGCGCGGGGTCGGCGACCAGGTGCCATCGGTTGCCGCTGATGTTGGTGTCGACCACCGGCTCGAGCGTGCCCGGATAGGGGTTCACATCGGTGGCCTTGGTCGGCTGAACCTGCGTCAGCAGCTGGCGCATCTTCAGCTCCTTGGTCGAGCCGGTGCAGATGTAGCGCGGCGCGATGTTCATCTGCATGCCGTCCAGGCTCTTCTGCTCGCGCATGGCGGCGACGCCGGCACCGACGGCGGAAACGTCGATGTCGGTTCCGGCTCCGGCCTTGTTCCCGTGGTTGGCGTGGAACAGTGTGACACCGTCGCTCATGGTCGGACCGTCGTTGGCCAGCACGGCCCACACCAGCTTGTTCTCGTCATGGGCGACGCGGATGCCGATCATCATGACGAAATCGCCGAACGCGCCGAGATCGTCGTTGATCAAGGCGATGCGGTCGATCGCGATGCCCGAGCCGTACTGCTTGGCCGTCACCTGTTCGCGGTTTTCGCTGACGGCGCCGAAAGACAGCTCGCCCGCCTGCTTGATCTCCGTCAGGGCAGGGAAGTCGCCCAGGCGCAGGAACTTGTGCGCCTTGAAGTCGTTGAACGGCCGCTGCGCCGCGATGATGCGATAAGTAACAGGTGCGGCCTGGTACTTCGGCAGCATGATCTTGTTGCCGGCATCCTGCAGCAGCAGCGGAAAGTCCGACGTCGTCAGCTGACCCGCGCGGGTGAACATGTAATCCACGGCTGCGATGTGATCGCGGGGATCGAGCTTGGCTCCGCGCGCGTTGGCCAGGGTGATCAGAAAATCGGCGACGCGGAAGTTCACGAACTCGCGCGCGTGCTCGGGCGGCATGACCAGCGTATGGCGCGCCACGATCGCATCGGCCATGCGCGTGCGGATCTTGTCGGGGTCAGTGTGATCCTCGACGAGCCGCACCATGGGCCGCGTCATGCCCGTACCCCGGCGGGCGAGCTCGTCCACAATCTGGTTGCCGACATGGTCGACCGCCACGCCGCTGCGCACGAGCTGCTCGGCGAAGTCGTCGTCCAATCCGACGGCGCGCGCCCGCTGCCGGATGGTCGCGGCACGCTCACGCTCGGCCGAGATTGCACGCTGCACGGCGGAGTCGACGTCGGCTGGCGCCAGTGAGACCACCGGCGTGGGAGACGGCTGCTGTTGCTCCGGTTGCCGGTTCTGCTCGACCGGCTGCGGGGCCGGCGGCGTCGCCGGCATGACGACCTGGCCGGGCGCACCCGGCGACGGTGTATCGCTCATTCTTTTCTCCGGGTTGAGGGTGTCGGCGCCCGGGCCGACGAGGACGCAGGGAAACGTCTGACTGCTGGCGCGGGTCCCTGCCCCCGCGTCGGCCGGTACCGGCACGAAGCTGATTTCGGTCGGTTCCCAGTCGGTGGCCCGCCACAGCTCGCGCTGGCCCTCGACCTTGGTGATCTCGTAGCGATAGACGATGTAACCACACGAGACATTGCGGATGATGCCGGCTTGGATGTCGGCGACCAGCGGCGCGACGTCCTCGCGCTCGCTGAGCCGCAGCGTGGCGCGCGCCTCGGCGCCGGCCACCGACGCCTTCTCCACGACGCCGATGATGTCGCCCAACTGCCAGGTGCCGTGGGTGTCCAGGACCGGCGCACCGTTGTTCAGGCGCTCGAGGCGCACATGCGCCGGATCAAGGGACAGCTCCTCGTCGTAGACCTTGCCGTCCCAGAAGCTCCGCCGCGGCACGCGCGCTCCGGTCGACCACACGACGTCGATGGTGCGGTTCTTCGCATCGAATGTGCCAGGCACAAAGCTTGCCCGCCGCGACTGCATCGGCAGGTCGCGGGTGATATCGGCCGCCATGGGCTTACTCCTTCGTTGTGGATTCGGGTTGCGGTGCCGCCGTGGTGGCCGGGCGCGTCTTCCGCGGATCACTGTCGAGAACGATGTTCAGTGCATCCAGGCGGGTGTTGAGCGAGGCGATCTCATCGAGCTGCTCGTCGGGATCCTCGCCGGCTTCGGCAATGCTCTGCATCAGGGTCTTGAGGCCGCTGCGAATCGCATCGCGTTCCGCCGCGATCTCCTTGCCGGGATCGACTAGGCGGCGCTTGGGCGTGGCCCAGGTCACCGGCATGCCGACCTGGCGGCGTTCCCCCAGCGCCACCAGCAGGCGATCGACGCGCTGCCAGACGCGGCGGTGCAGCTGCGGGATGAACACGAGCCACTGCCAGATGTCGAGCAGGTCCCAGAAGTCGATCGTGCCGACGCGGATCGAGCTGTAGTTCCCCTGCGACAAGTCGCCGGTCATCATCTCGTACGTCATGCCGAGCCCCGCCGCGACGGCGTGCAGCTCCATGTTCATGTACTCGACTTCACCGCCGGCCGTGGGCGGATTGCCGAAGGACACCTCCTCGCCGGGATTGAGGTACTGCACCAGGCCAGGCGACAACCGCTCGATGCGGCGACCCTGTTCGTCGTTGCTGGGCTTGCTTAGCGGCGAGGCAGCGCCGGCTGGACGCTTGACGAAAGCCGCGAAGCAGGAAGCGATCTTCTTCGCGACACGGACCGCATCGGCGTAGTCGTCGATGTCGTGCAACCGCATCGCCGACGGCGTGAACATCGACACGCCGCGCGCCTGGCCGGGCCGTAGCGGCTGGAAGACGTGCAGGATGTCCGATGCCGGCACCAGCCGCGACTGGTAGCTGCCGCGCACGTTGATCGGCACCACCTCGCCGGGGTGTTCGTCGAACAGCCAATAGCCTATCCGTCGGCCGTTGCGGTCGTAGCGCACGCCCTGAATATCGGCGCCACCGTCATCGAGGCGACGGGTGATCGACGCATCGAGCCAGTCAGGCTCGAGCACCTGGACCTGCAGCGGGACGTCGAGCTTCCAGCTGGCCGGACGCGGCAGGAAACGGACAAGACACTCGCCGGCTTCGAAGACGGTGCGTGCACCAAGAAGCACCTGGCCGTTGAAGTCGAGCTGGCCCTCGGGATCGCTGTTGTCGACGAAGCGTAGCCACTGGTCGCTGTAGAGCCGGCGCCGCGCTTTGTCCTCAGTCGACGGGCGCGGGTTGATGCCGGTGCCGACGGTCTTCGCGGCCATCTTGCTGACCGCGATCGACGCCCATGGGTTGTTGCGCACCAGGGCCCGCGTGCTGTTGCGGATGTTCTGGGCGGCCATCCAGAGCTCGGCATTGGCCGAACCGCTGGACCGGTCCCATCCCGCCGTGCGGCGTCCAACCTTCGCCGCGTCGTACGCGCGGGTCGCGGTCATGGCGGCGCGCCAGTAGGCACGTTCGGCGCCCCAACGCGGCGCGAACCAGCCGATGGCGCGATCGAGCACAGTGGCCGGCGGCGACTCAGTCACGCGAGAACTCCGCATAGCTCTGGGTCGTCGGGCTCCCGCCGTTGGCGGCGTCGGCGAGCTGCTGCTTGCCGTAGGCGATGGCCTTCTGCATGTCATCCACGCTGCGATAGGTGACGCGCTTGCCGTCGTGCTCGACGGTCAGCTCGCCTCGCATCATCGCAGCCTCGAGCGCGTCGACCTGCGCCTGCGTGATCGCCATGGGCTATGTCCTTTGTCTGTAGCGCGGCCGCAGACCGTCAGTTCAGCCAGTCGCGACCGGTACCGCGCAGCCAGTCGCCGGCGCCGAGCCAATCATCGCCCGACTCGAGCGCACGAACGTCGTTCGCCGCCGGGGAGGTCAACGCTGGATCCGGCGGCGGCACCCCTGCCGTCGGGGCCAGGTTTGCCCCCCACAGCTGCGCCAGGTCGCCCTGTACCTTCTCGACCGGGGCGTTGCGTTGCGCGGCCAGCCGTGCCCAGTCTTCCGCGCTCAGGCGATCTGCGAGGTGGTGCGCCAATGCCGCCGCGTACACCGCGATGTCGTGCGCCTCGTTGGCCTTGCCCTGCGGCTTCTTCCAGACGCGGACCTGGTAGCCGCTCTTGCTGATGTCGTCGGCGAGGTACTCACAGGTGAGCTGCTCGATCCAACCGCGGTCGACGTTCTCACCGAAGAAGCACGTACCGATCGGCCATTCGCCGGTTTCGGGATCCTGGCCCAGGATGAGGTTGCGCAGCGAGCGGTACAGCTCCGACTTCAGATCCCACGTACCCACGGGCCAGAGCAGAACCGCCCCCAGCTTGCGGCCCTCGTGGTCGACGTCGATCTTCTTCGGCGTTCCCAGCGGCGGCAGCTTCCAGCCCGGCCGGCCGTCCAACGCGAAGATCCGGCCCGTGCCGGCATGACGCAACGCCCAGGAATAGACCTTGGTGGTCGCGTAGCCGGAATCGCAGCCGAAAGCATCGACAGACCAGAACTCGCCGCGCCAATCCTCGTACCGACGCTGCGTTATGGCATCGAGTTTGCGCCACACTTCGGGACCGTGCGGGTCGCCCTCGATCACGCCGTGATCGACAAGCCAGCGCGCGAAGCCTACACCCCACGCCCACACAGCCCACTCCAGGCGGTTGCTCTGGACGTCGGCAGCGCCGGTGAGAAAGAGCGCGCCGACAGGCACCCGGCCGGGCTGCAGATCCTTCAGTCGGCGCTCGAACAGCCGTTCATGGTCGGGCGCCTCGCCGGTCTCTTCGTAAGCCTCGCCGAGGTCCTGCTGACAGAACTCCTTCTCAAGGCGCTGAACACCCTTCGCATCCTTCCACTTGGCGACGATGTCCATCCAGCTGACAAACGGCGAATATAGCTTGCTGAAGGCGAAGCTCGGCTGGCGCCCCTCGGAAGACCGGGCCCGGTAGCTCTCGATTTCCTCGGGCGCAACTACGGCCGGCGGACAGCCTGGGCCGGGGAAGCATTTCAGCCATACGCACTGGCGCAGCATGCCACGCTTGTAGTGATGCTGGATCAGCTCGCCGCAGCTGGCGCAGCCGTACGTCGCGGCGTCTTTCCCTTCCTTCTCCATTCGTGCCCAGAGCAGCTGCTGGAAGTCGCCGCAGTGCGGGCATGGGACGTAGAGCCGCCGTTGATCGCCGGCCTCTTCCTTGACCGTGATGCGGCATGCGCCCTTGATCGCCGGCGTGCTGTTGTAGAAGACTTTCTCACGGCCGGCCCACGCCGACGTCCGCGTCTCGCCCATCGCGACCGGGTCGCCGCGACCGTCGACATCGTAGGGGTACTCCGACACCTCCTCGAAGATGACGACCCGGCGGCTGATCATCTGCAGGCCCTTCGACGAGCTCGCCGTCGTCAGCGACAGCACGCCCCCCGGGAACTTCTTCAGGGTCGTCGTGGATCCGTCCTCGTCGCGCGACTTCTGCTCTTTGACCTTGCTCTTGAGCGCGGGCGTCGCGTCGAGCGTCGGACCCAACTTCTCCTTCACATAGCTGTTCAATGTGCTGATCGAAGGCAGCACGGTCAGGATCGAACAGGGCGACTCGTCGATGATCTGCCCCTGCAGGTTCAAGCCGCATTCCGTGACGCCGAGCTGGGCACCCTTGCGTACGGCAACGCTGCGCGAAGGATGCGACAACGACAGGCAGTCCATGATCTCGACCAGGTACGGTGCGAGATCGTTCGACCATCGGCCCGGGTGAGGAGACCCCGATTCCTCGGACACGCGCCGCTCGGCGGCCGCCCACTCCCACACACGCCGGCGCTTGGGCGGCCGCAGGCTGCGACGCAGGGCGTCCGCCATCACCGACAAGGCGGGTTCAAGCCCCGGCACCTGTGACGGCAGCGGCGCCTCGATGCTAGGCCGCATCTCGACCATCCGCCGATCTGAGGCCGGCGGCCACTTCGAATTCGTCGGCGAGATCGATCAGAACCCGATCGTCGGCCGCCTGCAGTTTGGCCGCGATCTCGGCCGGGTCGGTCATGCCGGCGAGGTCAGCCGCCAACAGCTGCGCGCGCGAATCCAGTGCCTGGCGAAGGCGCGATCCGATTGCCAGGGCGGCATCGTAGACATCGCGCTTGTCGAGCAGGCGGCCCAGCTTCTGCTGGACGTCGAGCTGCTTCTCCTTCGCCGACCACATCTCCTTGGCGGCGCGCCCGGCGTGGAAGCCCGTCGTGTCAAGGGCGCTGCGTGGCGCTGGTGCGTCGGTGCCCCGTTCCTCCTCGACCTCAGGCGGCGGGGCGGCATAAGTCGGAGCCGACTGCGGCACGTCCACCCGACGCAGGAGCGGATTGAGACGCTCGGTGCGAGCCCGGTCGGCAGCCGCCACGTTGATCAGCACGCTCTGCCCGCTCCGGCGATAGGCCGCTTCCGGGATGACCTTGCCGAGCTGGCGGCTGATCGCGCTCTTGTTGATGCCGCAATGCTTGGCGTAGTCGCTCAGCGACATCCAGCCGTCCATCGGGTTTGCGACCATCGTATGCTACGCCATGCGGCGAACGGCGTTCGCTGCCCGTCATGGGTACAGGCGCGTGGCCGTCTTGCCGGTAAAGGTTTCCCAGCGACGCACGATTGCGTCGCAGTACTTCGGATCGAGCTCGACGATGCGGGCCGCACGGTCCAGACGCTCGCAGGCGATCAACGTCGAGCCCGAGCCGCCAAACAGGTCGAGCACCGCGTCCCCTTGGCGTGTCGAGTTGCGTATCGCTCGCTCAAGCAACGAGACGGGCTTCTGCGTCGGGTGGACATACTGGAGCGTGCTGCCCCGCGTGAGCGCCCAGACGTCACCCTCCGTTTTGCCGCCAAACCAGCGGACGCCGGCGCTGTAGAAGATGAACTCATGCTGCGGCCGGTAGTGCTGATAGCCCAGGCCGATAGAGCCTTTGTCCCACACGATACAGGCCGAGACCCGCCGTCCGGCGCGTGCCAAGGCCTGCTCAAAGGCATACCACGTGCGCCAAGTGAAGCAGACATACACCGACGCTTGGTCGTTCGTGTACTGCAGACCTGCCGTCAAGGCACGGGCCACAAGGTCGATCAGCGCCTCGCCCTGGAGGTCGTCGTTTAGTATCATGCCATGGGCTTTGACCGTGGCGCCCTTGGGCGTTGATCCTGCCTCTTTTCCCTTGCCGAATGCCATCCCGTACGGCGGGTCGGTGACGACGGCGGCCGCCATGGCGCGACCGCCGTCGTAGCTCATGCCGTAAGGCGGATCCGTCAGGATCGCCGTCGCCGGCGACGTGACCACGCTGGCGGCGCGCCGCTGCGCATCGAAGAGCTGGGCGAGCGTCGCGGAGTCAGTACTATCGCCGCAAACCAGTCGGTGCGCTCCCAACACCCAAACATCCCCCAGGCGTGTCGTCGGCTCCGCCGGCGGCGCCGGCGCTTGGTCCGCCCGGCCGTCGTCCTCGGCGACCAGCGGCTCCAGCAGCTGGTGCAACTCCGTCTCATCGAAGCCGAGGTCGGGCAGCGGCACGTCGCCGAGCTGATCAACCTCGCGCAGGACCTCGGCGAGCAACGCTTCATCCCAAGTCGCGTCCAGCGCCAGGCGGTTGTCGGCGATGCGGTAGGCCAGGATCTCCGCCGGCGTCAGATGCTCGATCGAGATGGTCGGCACGTTCTGCAAGCCCGCGCCTTTGGCCGCTTGCCACCTCGCTTCCCCTGTTACGAGCTCGCCGCTGTGGTCGACCAGCACCGGCACGAGGAAGCCGAACCGTTCGATGGACCGCTGCAGTTTCGCAAGCTGGCCTTCGCTATGCCGCCGAGGATTGCGTGGCGATGGACGCAGTTCACCAACAGGTCGGTCTACGACCTGCAGCCTTACGCTCTTGTACATTTGCACGAACCCGTGGGACGCTCCGCCCGCCGGTGTGCGCCGGTGGCGGGACGGCCGTCATCGGCCGGTGGTGGTTCGTGCGTGACTGATACTCACGCGGTTCGCGGTGCTGATAACACCGCGGCCCCCGCCTCTCTCTTCCAAAGCGAGGAAAATCGGACCTGTTGCGAGAGGTGTTGCTCCGCGTTGCCGCCGTAGCGTTGCCCGGGCAACCGCTGTTACCCGGGCACTTGAAAAAGCGTTGCAGGACACCATCTTAGCTGCGTCGAACAGCACGCAACGCGATTCGCTCGTTGCCCCCGTTTCGGCAGTCCCGCACTAAAAAAACCGCGCGCTAAAGCTCCCCGTATTCCCGCAGGTGCAGGAAGGACCCAAGCCCTAGGGGTGCGGCGCGGGAATCGCTAGCCCTGGCCCTCGGTTCGTGATCTGCAGCCAATGCGGGCCGAGGCATGCGCCGGACAGTGCGACGCGCCGACCCAGTTGCCGACGCATCGCGAGGCTGGCGAAACCACGAGAGAGAGGGTGATCTAGGCTACAAAAGAAAACGCCCGGGCGGGCTGCCGCCGGGCGTCTGTGGCTTGACACACTTCTCAAGCCTGACGAGACCATGCCCGTAACCTCCGACGTTGTCAACCAACGTGGATGCGGCGCTCCGTGGCGTGAACAACGCGAGCAGGTTCGACCACACCAGACTGTACTGTTTGCTCTGATCGATTGACCTCTTCGCCTCGCATGAGGCCGCGCCCTTGGGGAAACCAGTGCGCAGCCAGGGCCTCGAGTGCGAGCCGAAGGCGTTGACCTGCATGCAGCGCGTCTGCGCGCTTCACCTGACCGTCTTGACCAAACACCATCCGGGCGACGTCGTCGATCGTGTAGCCCTCGACCACCACGAGGCGCACGATGCGCTCGTCCATCAGGCCGAGGATGCGAGCCGCTTCGCGCAAGCGTTCAGCCGCCAGCAGCTGCGCCATCGTTGGGCCATCGGCGCTACCCGAACCAACGCGTGACTGGTCAAGCGTGCACGGAATCGAGCCGCCGCAGTCGTTCCACCATTGCCGATAGGATAGCCCGGCGAGCTGCTGCCGGCCGTCGATCTGGCCGCGTCGATACAGCAAGTCGATCGTATCCTGTGCCCGCTTGGCCTCGACCTTGCGTACGACCGCCGCCATCTGCTTGCGCGCTTGCTTGGTGCGGGCCAGCTCGGCCCGGTGCGCCTCGCGCACCCGCTGCACCAGGTGGTGCCCGTCGTCGCCGCGACCGTAGACGCGGCGGCTCTCCGCGTACATCGCTTCACGCGCAGCCTCACGGCGCCAATCACGACGCAACGATGAACGATACCGACGTTCGTTGTCGGCAAGCCAGGCGCTCTGCTCGTCCCCGTAAAGGCGGCCGACCCATCGATACATCGCCTCACGCGCCGCGGCCCGACGACGGTCACGCCGCACCGCGGCCTGGTATCTGCGCTCATTGCCGATCAACCAGGCAGCGACGGTAGCGATCGCAGCCAAGGCCACCTGCAGGTAGGAGTGGGACGGTCCGTCCCACACCGTCCCACTGACCGTCCCACTGGTTCGCGGGGTTGAAGTCATTGACGCACCTCACAAAAACGCAGTTCGACAACGGCGGTGGGACGGTGGGACGGTGTTTTGACGTCCCTTGAATCGCGCGCGCGTGCGCACATCATGTGCGCGCGAGTCCGCGTCCCACCGTCCCGTTTTTGGAATTCACGTTGCCGGACAACGCGTTGCACTGGGACGGACGGCGGGACGCTCCCGTCCCACCGTCCCGCGGAGTCACGACAAGTGACCGCCTCAGATCGGTTCAATGTCGTCGCCTCCCGGTACTGGCGGCTCGCGAACGCGTTCGCCGGCGGCACTCGTCGGCGCATCGGCCTCGCCCTCGTCGCGCGGTAACAGGGCGTCGGCGGGTATCCACACCCCGCGCTGCTGGATGCCGCTGCTGAAGCGCACCGCACCGGGTTTGTGGAACGCCATCGGCAGGTTGCCCAGCGAGCGCACCCAACCCTTGCCAGCCCAATGCGTGCCGACGAACAGACGCTCGAGCGCGGAATGCTGATTGGCCACCACGACGAAGGTGGCGGGCATCTTCGGATCGCCCTCGACCATCACGCGCAAGCCGATGGCGCGCAGCGCGGTATGGTAGGTCGTGTGCGGATGTTTTACGGCATGGACCAGGGCATCGCCGACCAGCATTCGCTCGCGCTGGCGCCGCTCCTCGCCATTGAAATCCGTCTTGTACTCGCGCTCGATCGTCTGCGTCGCAAGATGCGTCCAGCAGCGCCACGGGTCGGTATTGTCGTCGCCATAGCGCCGCTGCGGCGGCGGCACCAGCTCAAGGAGATCGGTCGGGATCGATTCGACAGCGTCGTCCTGGAGCATCGCATCGGCCCAGGCCAGGATCTGCCCCAGCACGTCGCGCTCGCGTTGCGAATAGCCGCGTTCCTGCAGGGCGTCCTGCCAGACCAGATAGTTCTGCTGCGCCCTCGGCCATGCCTCCAGCGCCCGCCGGCGCCAGCCCGCCGCCAATCCTTCGAGCCACCGCACACGACGCTTGAGCACCGACGGCTTTGCCTCACCCGGGAGGCGCGCCATGTCCACCACGACCGTGCGGTTCTCAACCTGCGGCCGAAGCGGCGGCAGGTTCACCGCATTGAGCAGGAACATCGCGCGCATCGGGTACTGCACGGCGTCGCCGCCGCGGCCGCCACGCGCGGTCCCGAGATCGTCGGCGCCACTGGCGATCGGCAGCATGTCGAAGATCTCAGCCGCGCGTTGGGGATTGCTGCTGGCCTCGCTCTCCTCGATGAAGAACGGTGACGCCGACCATCCCAGCATCTGACGCACCGCCGGCTCGGTCGGCGCCTTCAAGCCCAAGGCCGAGGGACCGGACAGCGCCTTCAGAGACTTGATCAGTGCCGATTTTCCCCAGCCGGAATCGCCGGTGAGGATCAGGTGCGGCGAAAATTCATGCGCCCCGTGCAACGCCACCATCGCCACCCAGCCCAGCACCAGGCGCGGCATGATGAGCTGCTGTCTGTAGGACCAAGTGCCCAGCTCGGCGTGCACGCGGTGCACATCTGCTGCCGGACACGGCTCGTCGGCCGGGATGGTGTGATCGTCGCCCAGCACGTAGATCGTACGACCATCGCGCCGATCGAGGCTTTCCCAATCACCCGGAAGCCATTCATCGGTTTCGCGATCGGTCTGCCATACCTGCAGAGCGCCACCGATATGAACCACCAGGCGCCCACCCGGTTCAGCCCAGACGCCCGGGCCACGCACCGCACCGACCCGGAAGTATACGCTGCTGCACGCCTTGATCAGGAAGGCGCGCGCCGAGGCCTCGACCCAGCCGACGACGTCGTCTGAATCGCGCGAGTGGCGGGGAAAATGCTCGAACAGCCATGAGACATCGCCATCGAACAAGGATTCGATGCCGGCCGGCCGCAGATGATTGTACGGAAGGTCGCGAAGCTCGCCGCGCGGGGATCGGAAGAAATACCGGCCGTCCCGGGCGCCGAGGCAGTGCACCGGGCACGTCTTGAGCCGCCGCTTGAACAGCGTTTCCTCACCGCCCTGCGATGCATCCTCGACCTCCGGCGGCGGCTCGGAGCGTTGCGCCACCGCTTCTGGATCGATCGGTGCGGCGCCTGGTGCCCCGTCTGTATCGTTGTCTGCCGCCACGACGCCCCCTCACCCTTACGCCACTAGAACAGCCGCTTCTGCTCGCCGGCCTTGTCAGGAACCGGCACGTGCACCGGCTCCCGGGGTGGCGCCTGTGCCGATGCCGGCATCACTGCGCCTGCCTTCAATCGGACCTCGACGCTGTGCGCCTCGCACGCCCACAACCGTCCGTGCGTACCGTCCGGCAACCGGTGATAGAAGCCATAGGGCCCCAGCTGACCGCAGACCTCGCACGTTTGGAGCCAACGGCTCATCGCAGCTGCCTTGGTTCCGCCGTCATCGGCGACGATCGTGCCGCCATCGACGATGACGGACGTTTCACATGAAACCTATGGTCGTGGCCGCCATGGCCATGCTGATCTCGACCGCGGCGCTGGCCGGACCACCGAAGCGGGACTGCGGCGCCTTGCCGGACGGCTCCTTGATTGGCGAAGCGCATGCCATCGACGGCGACACGCTGGCCATGATGCGCGCCGACGACACACGGACACCCAACATCAGGCTGTGGGGCATCCAGGCGCCAGAGCTGCGCGACGCAATCTCCAAGGTGGAGACTGCCGCCGGCATGCGCGCACGCGCCGCGCTCGAGGCGATCGCCGGTGACGCCGGCCAGTCCGTGACATGCCGGCCGATCGAGTGGGACAGCTACTGCCGGGTCGTGGCCCGGTGCGCCGTCGACGGTACGCCGGACATCAACCTCGCGATGCTGTCGTCCGGCGACGCCTACCTCTTCACGACATACGCGCTCACCAGCAAGGTGCCGGCTGACGTGCGCGCCAAGTACATCGCAGCCGAGCGCCAGGCGCGATCCGATCGGCGCGGCCTGTGGCGGACGTGGTTGGTCCAGTAGCATCAGTCGCAGCCCCGACCGAGCGTTTCACCGCGTTCGCCGGTGCTGAAGTCACGCCAGTGCCGCCAACCCCACGGGCACAGAAACCCCCACTCACGCACTTTCGGACCGGTGATAAAAAGCGACCAGCACGGCAGCTCGCGGCTACTATCGACAGTCGCCACGGAGAGAAGCTCAACGCGATGCGCGGTGCTGGGTCGGCGGATGACCAGGCGCCACGGCGCCCAGGGCCGCCAGGGCCGGCGCAGCAGCTTCTGGCCGTCGCGTGTGTGCTCGAAATAGCTGCCGCGCAGCAGGATCGAGATGTTGGACCAGGGATGGTCATGCAGGGCGCGATCGTCATCGCTGCGCACAAACTGATGCAGGTAGACGTTGACCACCCGGTTGTGCGGGATCAGGTACCACCGGCGCAGATAGGGCGAGTCGGCGGAACCGATGACGATGTCGGGAGCGCGCCGCATCAGTGATGGTCCTGTGGTCCGGGCTTCGCGGGAATGACGATTTCGGTTTTTTTGGGTCCACCCAGGTCAAGGACGATGCGCGTCTCACCAGCGCGGCCCTTGTCCTTCACCATGTTGTCGCCGAACAGATACATCCAGTGCCTGATGTAATCCGTGTCTGGTGACAGCTGGCCTTCACAGATCCGCGCCACGGCCGATCGAATCCGATGGAGCGCTTCCTTGTCAGACGGAGCGATGAACTGAGCCGCGAAGTTGCAGGGATTGAGCCACCATCTGGAGAGGCTGTTCTCCATGCCCGCAATGATGGACTGCCGCGGCGCATCCGGTTCCAGCGCGTAGAGCCAGAATTCGTGAGTGGCGCCATCGAGATGAAAAACCGTCTCTATGCCCGGCATCGGCCTCAGGCTGATGAGTGTCAGCATGTACGAATGCCAGATCGGATGCGCCGACGGCGCCTCGATCACCCAACACACGCCTGTGCAGTCGGCGGAAACCTCGAAACCGAGCCGCCGGCGCATCGTTTCCAGGTCGACGATCCAGGCTCGTCCATGCATGCCGGCAAGAGCGGTGGCGTGGTCCACGCGGTCTTGAGGTTCTCGCATCACGCCACCTCCCCCTGCATCGCGGTCGAACGCTGCAGCACGTCGTTGAAATCGCACTTGAGATCAGCGAGCCGTGGCACCTGGACCTGCACGCGGCGCGCCTGGCTGTTCAGCCGGGCCGCGCGCCAAGCCCAGTGCTCACCCTGGCGCTTGGGATCTTTGTCGGCGCCGTAGACGAAATCGCTGCACGCGAACGGCAACTCGACGTTCGGCATGTTGTTCGATGAGATGAAGCACACGCCCGAGCGGCGCCAGATCTGCATGCAGCTGAGCGACGTCTCCAGTCCCTCGCCGCCCGTCATCTGCGCCGCCGCCGGCCCGAGCCGGATGCTGCCGCCAACCTTGCGGTCGCTGTCGGGCACCTCGCGCGCGTAGCCACCGAGCACCAACTTGGTCCACTGCTTTTCGGCGAAGCTGGCCTTGATCCAGTGCCCGCGATCGGCCAGCACGAGGAAGGTCTGATGCACGGCCCACAGCACGCCCGCCGGCGAGCGAATCAGCGACACCATGGCCGGGTGCCGCGTCTTGGCGTAGGGATGCCACAGCGACGGGTGAAATCCGATATCGACCGGCCAGCCCGCGTTCACCGCGGCATCGCCGACGCCATACGTCGCCGGCGGCACGATGCAGCGGCCCCGGAGATAACGATCGACCGGCCCATCCGGCGTGATGACCTGCAGGCTGCCGACGATGCCGTGGACGGTGCGTAGCTTGCGCTCGGCTTCCTCGCGGTTCTCACGCTCGCGTTCGGCGCGCAGCCGCCGCGTCTCCTCGTCCAGTTCGGTGCGGCCCGTCGCGGGCAGGGTGGCCAGGCGCTGGAGGCCGCCCTGGGCCTCGAGCAGCTCGAGCGCCTCGATGAACGTCTTGCCGTAGTGCCGCCGCACGAAGTCGATGACATCGCCGCTGGCGCCACAGCCGAAACAGTGGAAGAAGCGCTTGCCGTTGACCACCCAGAACGACGGCGTCTTTTCGTTGTGGAACGGACACAGCCCGGCGAAGTCGCGACCGTGCTTTTTCAGCGTGACGGCGCGCCCGATCACCTCGGACGGCTGGATGCGTTCCCGCACCTCTTCGGCGCGCCGGGCGTACAACTCGCGGCGGGTGGCATCGTGGCGCATCACCCGACCCCCTGCTGGGTCCGCGCGCACTTGAGCCGGTAGCGGTCGACCAGCTCATCGTCGCTGAGCGAACAGCCCCGGATCCGCCACTTGCCGTCCGTCGTCGCCTCGACCGGCGTCCCGTACCAGCGCGCCAGGCGCGCCGCGGCCGCCGCGACCGAGACCCGCGGCACCGAGTTGATCAGCTGCTGGATCGAGGGTGCCGGCGTCACGGCGGGCCACCCGTTGGATGCAGGCGGCACAGCATGGCGGCGCGGCTCAGGTCGAGCGCCGCCTGTTCGGCCCGCTCCCGCGGCCACGCGAACGACACCATGTCGTCAGCGCTGTGACCCACGGCCGCTTGTCCGCGACATATCTCTTGCCGCGCGACGAAGCCGGCGGCGATGCGAAGGGCCAGGAACTGCGCCGCCCACGGCCGCAGCCGCCATGTCGACATGCCGCCGGCGTCGATGACCAGCACCCAGCCGTCATGCGAGCGTGACACTTCGAGGATGGGCAGCGCGGGCGTCATGCCGCGACCTCGTGATGGCCGCGCCCGCGCAGGATCGTTGCGGATTCGGCGTGACGACGGAGCGTCTCGAAGGCATGCCGCGCCGAGGCCAGCTGCACCGTCAGCTCGACGACACCACCATCGCGCGTGCGGAACTCCGTCTTGAACGGGCCGTTCGATATCGACGCCGCCACGCGCAGCGTGGCCGCCAGCGCATAGGCTTCGCTTATCGGCAGCGCATACGTGATCTCGACCAGCGGGTCGCGACGATCGACCAGGTAGACCACGCCGACCGGCCGGCCGTCGACATACTCCAGGCCGTGGCGCACGCGCAGTGTGAACGGTTCGTCCGTCACGACGCCTGCTCCGCGAACGCCAGCAGTTGCTGCCCGATCTCCCGCGCCAGCGGCGCCAGGGCGGCGCGCTCGCGATGATCGATGCGCCCGTCGCGCAAGGCCTCGGCCAGGCCCTGCAGCGCCGAGGCCACGTCGGCCGCCAGCGCGTGGTCGTCATTGGCACGCGCTGCAGTGCGATCGAGCACGGCCAGGCCGGCCGGGGCTACCACCTGGTCGGCGAACCCGGCCGGCAGCACCGCGGCCAGCTGGACGAACCGCGACACGGGCATCGAGATCGCGCCGCTGCGGTAGTCCTTCAGGGTCGGCTCCGGGATCCCGGTCGCCTCGACCACAGCCCGCGTCGAATACCGCCGACCGCTGCCGACGTAGAGCCGCAGGCCGTCGGCGACCCGCTGCCGGATGACATCCTCGCCGGGCACGGCATCAGCCGATGGTGTGCTATCGCCCCGATCGCGCGAGGATGGCGCTGTCATCATGCCCCTCCAGCCCCAATGCCCTGCCCTGCCGGTGCACCAGCCGAGGCCGGCTCGATCGGATCGGGCAGGAAATCGACAGGCGACAACGCGATTTGCCGCGTCGCCGCTTCCCGCAGCAGTTCCCGCTCGCGCCGACGCGGAATCACGCCGCCCGTGCCGCCCTTTTCGACCGGATAAGTCCAGCGATGGACGGTACTGACGTGACGGCCGATCGCGTCGGCGCAGGCTTGGGGGCCACCGAACTTGTCGATGACGCGCTTGGCTGGGTTCATGGCGCGGATGATTTGCGATTTTCGCAAATCTTGTCAAATACAAATTTGCGATATACTCGATATTGCGATTTACGCAATTCCGGCACGTTGCGACCCATGTCGATCCAATGGATCCACAAGGGACTGCAGCGGCCGGGCCGGAGCCGGGCGGGCTTGGCGCGCGCCTTGCGTCTGAATCCGTCGCAGGTCACCCGGCTCCTCGCCGGGTCGAGGCGGCTCAAGGTGGACGAGGTCGAACGCATCGCCCGGTACCTCGGCGTCGGGCCCGACCAGGCGGACTACACCGAGCGGCTGCGGCCCCTGGGGGTTCCGATCGTCGATTACGTCCAGGCCGGCCACTGGGGCGAGGTCAACGAGCCGTTCCCCCAGGGCGATGACTATGATGTGGTCCACCCCAACGAGCCGGTCGGCGAGCGCGCGTTCGCCCTGATCGTCAAGGGGGTCTCGATGCTGTCGGAGTTTCGCGAACCCGACAGGATCATCGTCGATCCGGATGTCCAGCCGATTCCCGGCGACTTCGTGGTTGCAAAGCTCGACGGCGAAGAACAGGCCACCTTCAAGAAATACCGGCCGCGCGGCCTCGACCGCAGGAACAAGCCGGTGATCGAGCTGATCCCGCTCAATGAGGACTGGCCGACCCTCACCATTGATTCCAACCACCCTGGCCGGGTGATCGGTGTCGTGGTGGAACACCACAGGCGGTTGAAGTAGTTTGAGCCCCGCAACGCTGAAGGGCCGAGGGGGAGGGAAGTTGTGGAAGTCCTTTGGTTCCTGTTCGCCTTACTCGCCGCCGTCGCCGCCTGGATCATCGCCAGCGCCAAGGGGCGATTCGGGTTCGGGTACTTTCTGCTGGGACTGCTGTTCTGGCCGCTGGCGCTCATTCTGGCCATCGGGATGCCTTCGAAGAAGGCGACCGTCGTGATGGCTCCACCCCAAAAGACCGACGACCCCAAGAAACGCTGCCCGACCTGCGCGGAATGGGTGCAGGCGGCAGCCATCAAGTGCCGGTATTGCGGCACCGATTTGAGTCCGACGCAGCAGGCGGGCGGCCTTGACCGCCTCGCCGCCAACCCGCCCAAACTGGCGAAACTCGACTGATACCGGACACCGGCTAAGCCAGCCGCAAAGCTGGTCGCAAAGGCATTTGCGTTTTTTGCATTGACTTAGTTTTGCGATTTTCGCAATGTCACGCTCCGTTTTGAACGGAGCGCGCTTTGTCCGACACGTATTTCCACCCTCTCGCCGACCCGGCCATCGCGAACGCCGTTCGCGATGCACCCGGGCACCTTCGCCCCGGCATCGCTCTTTTGCTCGGCCCGTGGCCGCAGACGGCGGATGGCGAGCGTCTGAAGGCGCAGGCCGTGCAGCTCGCCGAGCTGCTGCACGACGCCGCGGCCGCCATCGAGGTCGCCCTCGCCATGGGCGACCGGGTTGCGCTGCGCGACGCGCTGGACGGCGTCACCGACGCGGGCCAGGTCGCCTTCGACGTCATTAGCCGCATCGCGGCGGCGCGGTGATCGCCATGCGCGAGCTCCTCCGCCGACTGATCGCCCTGCTCGAGCGCCGGCCTCACTGCGGCTCGCGCATGTGCCTCGTGAACGGCTGCCCGCGGTGGCGCCGGTGCAAGGGGCTATGAGCATGAGCGCTTGGCCCTGCATCGCGCTCGAGGCCTTCGCCTGGTTGGCGCTGGCCCTGTTCATCGACGGCATCCGCCGTGGAGAAACACGATGAGCGATCGCGAGTTCGGTCGCACCGTGGCCGATGCCATCAGATTCACCCAGTTGGCCGAGTGCGTTTTCCTCGAGGTGAAGACCGGACCGGCCGACCACGAGTGTTTCGATTTCTGGATCTCGTGCCAGCAGTTCGTCGAGGGCGTCGGCCGGCGACCGCCAACCGCAGCACTGCCCAGCAGGCTCGACACCTACAAAGGCAGAACCTGGCTGGTGGTCGGCGCACACGACGCCATCGCGCACGCGGAAGGACGGGTCGCATGACGACGATCCTCATCCTCCTCGCCTTCATGGCGGGCGCCAACATCGGTTTCGTATTGAATGCCCTCTTGGGACGCGCGGCCTGCCTGATCGGGCCGATGGCGGTGGCGGCCGGGACCGGCCTGGTCTGCTCCCTCGCCTGGGTGAACCGATGACGGCCCGGCAATTCGGCCGCACCGTCGCCGACGCCCGGCGCCTGGTGAAAGACGCGGAGGGGGCATGGGTCGTCGTTGGCACCGGCCCAGGCACGACGACTGAACTGTGGCTGGCACGGCGCACCTTCCTCGCCTCGCTACGCATCTTCGCCGACACGGCCCTGTTGCCGACCGAGCGCGTCGATGTCGGCAGCAACGGCCAATGGCTGATCGTCGGCTCGGCGACCGCACAGCGCCAGGCCCGGAGGCAGTCATGAGCCGATGGGACCGCGATACCGGCATCATGACCGAGTGGCAAGCCGACGCGCTGATCCCGCGCGAGATCTGGTACGCCGGCTGGGGCGACATGCCGCACGCACGCACCCTGCAGATCGGCGGACGCCGGGTCGAGGCGCCGAACACGGCCGGCGGTTTCGCGCGCCTGATGGCCGCCGTCATGGTCGATCGATCGGCAGCTGACGGCGCCTGCACCGAGCAGCACCTGGCTGCGGCCGGCTTCACGGCTGGCGAGATCGCGCTCCACGCCGACCGCGCCCGCGAGCTGGCGCGCGACCGCATCGCTGCCCGCGAGGGCCAGTCGAACGGCCGTCACCGCGTGACGTGCCTCAAGCCCATCAAGCCCGTCGTGCGCGTGCGCGCGGGGAGCGCAGCGCCATGACCGACATCGTCGACATCTGCGATCGCGAGATCCTTGAACTGAAACAGCGCCTCGCCCGGGCTCGGTCGATCAAGCGCATCGCGATGCGCGAACGGCGCCGGCGCCTGGCGCTCGAGAAGAAGCAGCAACGCGATCAGCGGATCCGCGCCATGTACGCGTGGTGCATGGCCGATCCCGACCGGACCCTGGCCGACACGGCGGCGCATTTCGGGGTGAACCGCATCGCCCTCCATTCCGCCTTCTTCCGCCGCGGCCTGCTGCTCATCGGTCCGCACAATCAGGCCAAGGCCCGGAGGCGCGCAGCATGAGCGCAACGACCGATCTCGCCCGACAGAACCGCGATTTCCTATCGCGCCTCAACGGCGGCACGCCGGCGCCGGCGCGGCCGGAAAAGCCGGAATCCGTGCCCGTGCTGTCACCCAACGCGATCGTGCTGGGCACGCTCGAAGACCGGGCACACATCCCGCTCGGGCTCGACCTGGTGAAGCTGCTCGAAGGCCGGGCATTGATCCAGGGCATCTCCGGCGCCGGCAAGTCCTGGTTGCTGCGCCGTCTTCTTGAGCAGGCCTGGGGCCGCATCCAGGAAATCGTGATCGATCCCGAGGGCGAGTTCCGGTCCCTCGCCGACACGCTCGGCATGGTCCATGTCGAGGCACGCCACCTGGACGGCACGGCGCTGGCCGAGCTCGGCCGGCGCGTGCGCGAGCATCGCATCTCCCTGGTGCTGGATCTCAGCGACATGGACCGCGCCGAGCAGATGATGGCCGTGGCGGCGTTCTTTCTCGCGCTGATCGAGTGCCCGCGCGACTTCTGGCATCCCACCCTGGTCGCGATCGACGAGGCCCACCTGTTCGCGCCATTCGGTGGCGAGGCCTCGATCGGCACCGCCGTGCGCAAGGCGGCGATCGGCGCCGTAGTCGACCTGATGAGCCGCGGCCGCAAGCGCGGCCTGGCCGGCGTGCTGGCGACGCAGCGCCTGGCGCGGCTGAGCAAGTCGGTCGCGTCGGAGGTGCACAACTTCCTGATCGGACTCAATACGCTCGATCTCGACGTCAAGCGCGCGGCGGAAACGATCGGCTGGGATGCGCGCAAGGGCTTCGATCGCCTGCCGCTGCTGACGCCGGGCCACTTCATCGCCACGGGTCCGGGCTTCACGTTGAGCCCGGTCGGCATCGCGGTCGGGCCGGTGCAAAGCCAGCATCGCGGCGCCATGCCGGCGCTCACGGCACCGGCGCCGGTGACCACCGACCAGGCGCGTGCACTGCTGGCACTCGACAGCCTGCAGGACGCGGAGGCAGCGGCGCAGGATGGGCGCGGCGACAGCGCGTTCCGTGCGGTACGATCCTTCATCCGCGCCAAGGCCGCACCGCTCGCCCTGCAGGTCTGGACCGAGCTCGCCAAGCTGGCCCCGGACGGCGCCTCGATCCCCGGCCTGGTGCAGCACTTCGCTGTCAAGCGACCCGACGTTGCCGCGGCGCTGGAGCTGCTCGAGCGCTACGACGCGATCGAGACGTTGCCCGGCACCGAGCTGGTGCGCGTCACGAGCAGCATGCGGGTGTCGTCATGACGCTGCAGGCCGTGCCGTTCCGCAAGGGCCGCGCGCAGAAGCCGCGGCTCAGCGCACCCTCGGTGCCAGGCCGACGCAGCGAACGCTTCTGGACTGACGACGATCTTGCCGTGCTCGAAAGGCACTACGAGACACATGGCCCCGCCTATTGCGCAGAGCGGCTGTCCCGAACGGTCCAGCGGATCTATGCCAAGGCCAACGCGCTGGGCCTCAAAGCCCCACGCACGCCGGATGGCCCCCGCAAGCGCCACTCTACGGCAGATGTAGACGCCGCCTTGAGCGAGATCGGCCACACGCTGACGGCACGCGGCGCCCTGAACGACCTCGCCGACAAGAACGACTGGCCGCGGTGGTTGGTCAAGAAGCGGGCAACAGCGCTCGGCTTGTCCAACCTGCATCGCAAGGAACCGGCCTGGACCGACGCCGAGGAGGCCTTGCTCGGCCGCGTCCCGCTGCATGACCTCAGCCGTGCCGCCGCAGTGTTCCGCGCCCATGGTTTTGTGCGCACGCCGGCCTCGATCAAGGTGAGGGCGACGCGCCTCAAGGTGTCACGCCGCTATCGCGAGACACTGTCCGCACGGCAGGCGGCACAGATCCTGGGCATCGATAGCAAGACGATGACCAGCTACTGCCTGCAGGGCCTGGTCGAGGCTGGACGGCGAGGCACGCAGAGGCTGCCGCAACAAGGCGGCGACGCGCACACCATCTCGCGTCCCGCGCTGCGGCGTTTCGTGCTCGACAACCTGGAGCGCATCGACATCCGCAAGGTCGACAAGTTCGCCTTCGTCGCCCTGCTGGTCGGCGAACGATCTCCCAGCGAGGCGACATCATGACCGACGCCACCGTCCAGGCGAACGCCGTTCGCCTGCGTGCCCGCTTCGAGAACGGCCAGGCGCTGGTCGAGCACCTGCGCCGGCGGCCCAATGGCGGCGGCGTCGAACCGGCCGGCGTCTATCGCCGCGTCTGGCCCCATCAGATCGAGATCCCACGGCAGACCATCCACGGCTTGAAGGCGATCCTCGCGGGTCTACCGCTGGTCAAATTCGCCGAAGACCCCGACGAAGCCGAGGCCTTCGCTGGCCTGCTGCCGAACCGTCGCCGCCTCCCACCCAAGGCGGGAGAGGAAACGCGCGGCGATGGCCGCCCCGAAGAAACGGAGCAGGTGCCGCGGCGCGGCTACCTGTCCGCTCACTACAGCACGGGAGAAGACGCATGACGAAGACTCCGCAACAGGAGGTCGACGACTGGAACATGCGGCACGCGGTCGGCGCCGCTGTCATCGTCAAGCTCGATAGCGGGGAGACCGAGACCACGACGACACGCAGCACGGCGTGGGTGCTCTCGGGCCATTCCGCCGTCATCCTGCTGACCGGCATTACCGGCTGCTACCGACTGGATCGCATCAAGCCCGCGCGCAGCCAAGGTGCCCGCCGATGAGAGCCGACCTGCAGCCCTTCGCCCGTGCGCCGGTCGAGGCCGCGACGATGGGCTACTGGATCGCCTCGCAGCTGGCGTACCGCGTCAACGCCGCACCGGCGCACGCGCAGATGGCGCTGCAGACCCTGGCCGTGATCGCGGCAGCGCGGCCCGACCGCGTCGGCGACCACGCCGCGGCCCGCTTCTTCGGCATCACCGGCCGCGAGGTCGAGCGGCCGTTCCCGCGTCCCGCGTACGAGGATCACCTGCCACCGGCAGCCTGAGAGGAATCACCCGTGATCAAGACCAAGTGGAAGAGCCTGTTGCAACGCGGCGTCGTCGAATGGCTGGCGGCGCACCCCGACGTCAGCAAGAACGAGCTCGCGCGCCGCGCCGGCATCGACAAAGCCGCGATCATCAAGATCACCAACGGCGAGAAGGACAACCTCAATGGCGACAGCGCGATCGCGCTCGCCGGCGTGATGGGCGTGTCGGTCGAACAGCTCTATCAGGGCAAATGGCAGGCGGTGCCGGCGCCGGCGGCCGATGTGATCGACGCCACGACCGACGTGCGCGGCACGCTGCGCATGCTGTCTCTGAACCAGCTGGCGGTGAACTCACTGAACCCGCGCAAGGCGTTCGACGACGACGCGATCGGCGAGCTCGCCGACAGCATCGCGGTGGACGGTGTGCTGCAGAACTTGGTCGTGGCCCCGCCCGCCAAGGATGGCAGGCACGTCGTCATCGCCGGCGGACGGCGGCAGCGCGCGCTTCTGAAACTGGTGGACCAGCGCGACGAATCCACGGGATTGCCACGCTGGGATGCCGACGCGGCCAACATACCGTGCCGGATCCTCGCCGGCGACGAGCCGCGCGTGCGGGCGATCGCGCTGATCGAGAACCTGCAACGCGTCGAGCTGTCTCCGATGGAGGAGGCGCAGGCCTTCGACGAGCTGCAGCAGCTGGATCCCAAGACCTGGACGACGGCCCACATCGCCGAGACGGTGCACCGGACCCAGCGCTACGTGCAGCAGCGCATCAAGTTCGCGCGCGACCTGGCGCCCAAGGGGCAGCGGCTGCTGAGCGACGGCAAGATCACCGTCGAGATGGCGCGCACCTTGACGATGGCGCCGAAGAAGCAGCAGACCGCGATCCTCGCCCGCATCGAGGGGACGCCGGCGGACGAGGCCTGGTCGGTCGGCGACATACGCGAACAGGTCACCGACGACTGGATCGAGAGCGACATCGCGATCTTCGACAAGTCGACCTACACGGGGGAAACGGTCGCGGACGACGACACCGGCACGGTCTGGTTCACCGATAAGAAGCTGTTCGACAAGATGCAGCGCGCCGCTGCCGCCGCGAAGGCCAAGGCGCTCGAGGCCGAGCGCGCCTGGGTCAAGCTGGTCGACCGGCGCGCCGGGCAGAGCTTCAATCAGTACGACTACAACAAGGTCAAGCGGAAGGACTTGTCGGAGACCGGCGCCGTGGTGGAGATCGACTGGAACGGCCGGGTCGAGATCCACGACGGCCTGGTCAAGCGCGAGGCCGCTGGTACCACCAGGACCTCGACGCGGTCCGCCGGCGCCGGCGGCAGCAAAGGGAAAGAGCCCGAGAAGCCGCCGGCGCCGCCGTTCACCAACCGCCTGCTGACCCACGCCCTGCAGACCAAGACCGAGTACCTGCAGGACGCCATTGCGCGGCGCAGCGTGGCCGACCAGGGCGACACCGCCATGTGCCTGGCGATCATCGGCCTCCTTGGTGTCGACCGCAGCCGCATCGGCCTCGCCGAGGAAATGCGCACCGGCCCCGAGTCGGTCCAGGGCGCCCACGTGCGGGAGAGATTGCGGATTATCTTCGGCGAGCTGGCCGCCCTGACGCCCAAGGAAAACAGCCGCCGCGGCCGTGCGCGGTCGTTCGACATCGACGATGAACCTGACGAGGTATCGCTCGACGAGGATACCTATCCCCACCATGGCCGGCGCGACGACGACGCGATCACGCCGATTCACGCCGAACGGATCAAGGTGCCGTGGTTCCAGGGGCGCCGCATTACGCTCAAGGTCTGGGACTGGCTGCGGTTCAAGACGCGGGATGAGCGGGTCGAGATCTTCTCGCTCCTGGTCGCCGACCGGGCCGGGTTCTTCGGCTTCGCCTATCACCCGAAAGCCGAGCACGATCCGTTCGACGCCGCGCTCGCCGCGCACGTCGGGCTCGACACGAGGACGCTGTGGCGCCCCGACAAGGAGTGGCTCGAGGCCAGCCGCAAGCCGCGTCTCGAGGCCCTGGCGCGCGCCCTTCGGCTCGACCCGATCCCCAAGAGCACGACCCAGCTGCGCGACGCGCTCGCCGCTCGCTTCGCGGCCGCCGAGCAATCCGGCGGCGAGCCGTTGCCGCCGGCCGACGAGTGGGTCCCGCCCGAGATGCGGATCCTCGAGAAGGACGCGCTGGATCAGGCGCTGGCGCTCGACGCGAACGCCGTTCGCCAGGCCCCGGGGAGGAAAGCAGCATGAGCGCCCCGGATCGCGACCCGGCGGCGATCTACGACGTCGCCTTCATCCAGGTCTATCGTGCGGTGCTGGCAGCCAACACGCTGTCCTACGTTCCCGAGGACATCCGGACCCACGAGGCGCCGGAGGCCGCGCTGCTGCGGATCGCCCTGGTCGCGCCGGATCTCGGCGAGTGGTGGCGCCAGTGCGACGGCGACGGCCCGCCGCCGGGCGACAGGCGCTGGGACGCGGTATGGGCCGAGCGGCTCGACCAGTGCCGCCACGTGCTCGAGCTGCTGCGCGCCGAGGGCCTGGTCGTGGCGCGCGCTGCCCGCGACGAGGGCCACCGCATGTCGGTCGACCTCACCAGCTACAGCTACGCGCTGCACACGGCCTGCCACGCGCAGGCGCAGGCGAGACTGTACCGCGAGCTCGCCGAGCAGCGCGGTGAGACGATCCGCCAGCAGGCCTCCGCCCTCCTCACGCTGCGCACGCACCTACAGCGGCACGAGGACACGGCTTCCGAGTTCGAGACCGACGAGGGCGCCGGATGAGCCAGCTCACCTTGCAATTCGAGACTCGCAGGATCGACGTCACACTCGACCGACTCGCCAACGTTGAAGAAGCACTCAGCGTCGAAGAACGCTCTGCGCTGCAGCGTGAGGACTGGTGGAACATCGTGATCCTGGTCACACGCGTTCGCGCCATGGAACGCGCCGAGGAGCCGGAGCATCGGCGACTCGGTCTACGCACGGATGCACCGCTGGCGGACGCTTACGATCGCGTCGTCCAGCCCGGCGTTGGACATCCGGTTGACGCCATTCTGCGCACCTTCAAGGCGGCGTTCGCCGATCCCGGTCCCATCCAAAGGACAGAGCTCAACCATGGCTAGCGTGAACAAGGTCATACTGATAGGCCATCTCGGCCGCGATCCGGAGGTGCGCCACAGTCAGGCCGGCGCGCCGATCGTCAACATGAGCATAGCGACGTCGGATACCTGGCGCGACAAGGCCACAAACGAGCGCAAGGAGCGCACCGAGTGGCACCGCATCGTGATCTTCAACGAGCACCTGGCGGACATCGCCAGCAAATATCTTCGCAAGGGCTCGAAGGTCTACCTCGAGGGCCAGCTCGCGACACGCAAGTGGACCGATAAGGACAACATCGAGCGCTACACGACCGAGGTCGTCGTACCGCGCTTCGGCGGCGCGATCGTCCTGCTCGACAAGCAGCAGAACGGTCCCGGCTTCCCCAGCTCGCCCGACGACTACGGCACGACGCGTGCCGCCGGCGCGCCCGCCGCGCGCCGCGATCCACTCGACGACGAAGTACCGTTCTAACCGACGCTGTCCGGTCCACCCATAGGAGCTAGATCAATGGGAACCAAAAATGACCCCGGCGCTTTCGATTGCTACGCGAACGCCGAGCCTGACGAACCGATGTTTGTGTTGCTCGGCCGCGACAAGCATGCGCCGACGCTAGTGTGGCTCTGGGGCACACTGCGCGAGCTGGATGGCGAAGACGCCACCAAGGTAGCTGAGGCACGCGCCTGTGCTGCCGCGATGATGAAGTGGGCGCACGACCATGATCGTCCCGTTGTCGGTTTTGGCCAGGCCGCCTTAGCGGGCGTCATGGAGTTGATCCGCGCGATCAATGCCACGGTGAAAGCCATGGGGCAGGAACATCGCAATCAGGCAACGGACGTCGACATCCTCCGCATGTTCCTCGCGGAAAGTTCCTTCGAGTCACCATGATGGTCGACCTGGTCGGAACCTGCCCGAAGGGCTTCTGGCATGAATGGATCTCCGAGGGCGACGCCGCCGGCGATCCCTACACCGGCGAGGAATGGGGCTGGTACACGAACAACCGCATGGCCGCCCTGATCAAGCCGGGCGATCGCTTCTACGTCGTGGCCTGGGGACGGCTTCGCGGTTGGGCGCCTGTCACTCACCTGGTCAAGCCCGGCCTTGACCACCACGGCTGGTGCATCTGCCGGCGTGGCGATGCTGTCGCCTGCACGATCGAGGCGCCGATTGCCGGCTTCCGTGGCCTCCGACAGCGCTGGTGGCATCGCTCGATCGAGCGACCATTCGTGGGCTGGAAATCAGCCGGAGTCGACCAATGAGACGACTCCCTCCAAAAGCCGGATACGTCGTACGCCAACGCCAAACGCGCACTCATCACTGCCATTGGTCCGGCTGCACCAAGCAGGTGCCGCCGGCGATGTGGGGCTGCCGCGAGCACTGGTATCGCCTGCCCAAGGACCTCCGCGATCTCATCTGGCGCGCCTACCGGCCCGGCCAGGAGAAGGACCAGCGGCCCAGCCGCGAGTACTTGGTCGTCGCGCGTGAGGTCCAGGCCTGGATCGAAGCGCACGCTAAGAGCAGTGCCAACCCGGGCGCGCAATCGACGCCACCCCTCTTCGTCCACAGCTCGCCTGATCCAGATGCCTGCGCCCACGACTTCAAGGGTTGGCGCACGTTCTCCGACGGCAATGGCGGCGAAAAGGTGTGCACCAGGTGCGGCATGGGCGCGATGGCCTACTCGCTGAGGACGGGTCCATGACCAGCAGCAAGATCGAATGGTGCGATCGGTCGGACTGGAACCCGATTCGCGGCTGCACGCGCGTGTCGCCGGGCTGTGGCGGCCCGGGCCCGCACGGCGGCTGCTATGCCGAGGCAATGGCGGCGCGGTTCAGCGATCCCGGCATGTGGGGTCATGGCTACGCCGAGCGCACCAAGACCGGCGGGAGATGGACCGGCAAGGTCGAGATCCAGTGGGACCGCATCGACCTGCCGCTGCGCTGGCGCGCACCGGCCAGGATCTTCGCCAGCAGCACCAGCGACTGGTTTCACGAGGCGCTGCCGATCGAGGACATCGCGACGATGTACGCCGTGGCGGTGGCGGCCGTTCATGTCCGGAGGCACACCCTGCAGATCCTCACGAAGCGCACCGACCGGATGCGCGAGATCCTGAACACCGAGGCGTTCTGGAACCAGGTCAACGCCGAGGCCGGCGCGCACGTCATGGAGCACACCGATCCGCTTGAGCGCCGGTCGGACGATGCTCGGGCGATGCTCGATGAATATGGCCCGGAGAACCCACCGCCCGGCATTTGGCTAGGAACCAGCACCGAAGATCAAAAGCGCGCCGACGAGCGCATCCCGCACCTGGTCCGGACGCCAGCAGCACTGCACTTTGTCTCGGCCGAACCCCTGCTGGGTCCGCTCGACCTCCGGGCGTGGCTTCCCGGATGGATCCGTGGCGCCGTCCGCAGCTGGAACGACTTCCAGTGGCCGGGATGGGTGCCCGAGAGCGTCAGGCAGCAGGTCGTTTCCTTCTGGAATCCCGCATGGAACCGGGGACCGAACGCGTGGATGCGGGGAGCGCTTGAGAACGGCCAGCCCGCGATCGGTACACGAGGAAACTTTCGTACCTGCCGGCAGGGTGAGCCGCTGGTCGAAGGCCGCTTCATCCCTGCGTGGAACAACATCGGCTGCGTCGTTGACGATGCCGGCGATGTGCACGTCGTGTCCGCGGGCATTTACCAATCGCGACCGCCGCGCCTGGATCTGGTGATTGCCGGCGGGGAGGCCGGCCCTCGGTCGCGTGAACACAACCTCAATTGGTCGCGCAGCCTGCTCGAGCAGTGCCGCGTCGCGGGCAGCGCTTATTTCCAGAAGCAGCTCGGCAGCAATCCCGTCATCGACTGCAGCGACGACATGCCGGCGCAGCCGGCCGACGCCGACCCCGCCGATCTCGCGGCCTTCGCCCGCAGCTTCCTGCGGCCGCTGCGACTCAAGGACCGCAAGGGCGGTGACATGGCCGAGTGGCCCGAGGATCTGCGGGTGCGCGAGATGCCAGAGGTGGAGCGGTGAAGCTAGTCCTCCCCACCGGATGCAAGGTCATCCGCCACACCTCGCCCAACGAACTCGCTTTCGATAAGTCCATGCTTTTCGAGCAACGCCCGCCAATATCGAGCCGCTGCTTTAAACACCTCGATGCCCTGCAGTTTGGTCGTCCCGTCCCAAATCACAGGACGCAATGGGCCCAGCACTACCGCGCCAGGCTGTCGGCGCGACACCGAATACGTCAAACTGACATCCGCTTTGACGGTCGGGTCTGTCTTGTAATCCATCTCCATATGCTTGCCAGTCGTCGCAACCTGCCGGCAGAGATGAAAGGTTCGGTCGGTCGACGTGAGAAAATTTTGAAAGCTACCCACGTCCCCAAGTTTTCTACCCGCTTCGTCGCTCAGTGCATCTCTTTGTGGCTGCGACATGTCTCGCCACACCCAATCCGACATATGCCAGGCTGTGATTGCGCAGTTCAGAGCGTGATAGCGGACCTCCGGCAAACCGCCAGGAATCGCCTGCCGAAGGGTATCAATTTCCCACCTGAGCTTTCGATACATGTCAGTGCAGCCTGCGAATCCCAGCAGCACGTTCACTCGCGCGGTGATGAGCGGGTGTGCGGTCATACGTGCAAGTTAGCACAACTAGAGTGGATCGCAGAGCTACTCCAATGAAGGCCCTCACCGTCTGGCAGCCGTGGGCCTCGCTGATCATGGCGGGCGCCAAGCCCTATGAGTTCCGCCGCTGGGCGGCACCTCGATGGATCGTCGGCCAGCGCATCGTGATCCACGCCGGCGCCAGGAGGATGCGCGACAGCGAGATCGTCGAGTTGCTGAACCGTCTCGACGCCGGCGAGGATATGGGTTTGGTGGTCGCCAAAGCGCGCGAGCTGGTCGAGCGTGTCTGGCGCAAGAGAGTCGGCAGCCTTGGCACACCTGCCTGCGATCTTCCCCTCGCGCACGGGCTCGGCACTGCTGTCATTGGCGAGCCGCGACGCGCAACAGAGATCTACACCGGGCGGTCGGACAGCGACCGCATCGACGAGCACGTGTGGGGCTGGCCGCTCACTGACATCCAACCGTTCGAGCCGCCGGTGCCCTGCAAGGGCCTGCAGGGCTTCTGGACGTGGCCGAAGGGTTTGGCATGACCCGGCCGCTCGGCAAACGCCAGCTCGAGCTACTGCTATTCGCTGGCACGCCTGCCCGGATCCTGCTGGCGCCCGACAGAGTGGCGCGGTCGCTGGCGCAGCGCGGCCTCATGGAGCCGGTCAGGAAATCAAGCAAAGCATTGCGAATCTCGGCCGACGGACTGCGTGCCCTTGCCGACGCGCACGAGGCCAAACAGCTCGACCAGCTCATGAAACTGCCGGCGCGGCGCGAAGGGGACGCCTGACCATGGCAGCGCGCGCGGACCTGCTCGCATCCTCGCGGCTGATGAAGCCGGCGGCCGCGCGCGCCTATGTCGGCGGCATCGGCCGGGAGGCGTTCGCGCGCGACGTGGCGCCCTTCGTAGGAACGGTGCGCATCGGGCAACGCACCTTCTACGACCGTGCCGACCTGGATCGGTGGGTTGACGAGAAGACGGGGCGCCGTCAGCCTTCGTCTCGAGAACGCTGGCTGGAGGCGCTAGACCGTGACCTGGGTGAAATTGTCCGGGATCAAGCGGACCACAGTTAAGGGCCGCACCTACTTCTACCATCGCGCCACAGGCGAGCCGATCACCATAGATCCGACGGTCGACCCCGCGGGCTTCGCGGCAACGAAGAAGCGACTCGACGACCTGGCAGCGGCCAAGGCGCCCGTAGCACCGCCACTGAAGGACGGCAGCCTTGGCGCTTTGCGCACGGCCTACAAGCGCAGCCCCGAGTTTCTCACGCTCTCGCCGGACTCGCAGAAGGCATACAATCGATCGTTCGACGCGCTGAAATCGCTCGACGATATGGCTATCGTGGACATCGACCAGCCGTTCATCCTCGCGACGCGGGACAAGATCTTCGCCAAGCGCGGCCGTTGGCTCGCGAACCACACCGTGTCGGTGCTGTCGGTTGTCCTGGGCTGGGGCGTTCCGCGTGGATATGGTGCCAGCAATCCCGCCCAGGGCGTGCCGAAGATCCGCCGGTCTCGTAAGAAGGGCAAGGCCAACCCGGCATGGACCTGGGCCGAAGCCGACGCCGCGCTCAAGAAAGCCACAGGAGGGTTGCGCAAGGCGATCGCCCTGGCCTACTTCGGCGGGCTGCGCAAGAAGGACGTCGTTGAAATTGCCAACGACGCGCGCGCGGCCGACGCCATCCGACACGAGCAAAGCAAGAACGGTATCGAGACAACCATCTTTGAGGACAAGCGGCTGACCGACATTCTCGAGGAACGTGACACCGCGAAGGGCAGGACAATCGTGCGCCGACAGGATGGCGCACCCTATACCCGAGACGGACTCGATAGCCTGTTCCAGCGGCTGAAGGGGGACCTGGTCGAGGAGAAAAAGATCAGACCCGGCCTAACCTTTCATGGACTGCGGACGTCGCTCGCGAAGCGGGCCGCCGATCTCGGTTTCAGCGACAACGACATCGCAGCCGCGCTCGGCCAAGCGAACACGGCCAGCGTGCGTCCCTACACCATCGAGGCGTCGCGTGCGCGTGCTGCGAAGCGTGTCTTCAGCAAGCTCGCTGGAACGAAGCGTGGCAGGCGCTCGAACGGGAACGGAACATGA